AATACAATAAGTTTCAAGAGGAAATGCATTTAAAACATGGACAGATGAATAACGACATGTCAAAACACAAAGACATGATGGCACACAAAGCTAAAGAGTTGGAAGTGAAAAAGAAACAAGCAAATAAACCAACAAGTAAAAAATAATGAAATTAACTCAAAATCAATATTATGGATTAAGATCTGAACTTCCACACTCATTGAATCCAGGTAGTGTTTACTTATGTGAAGATACGAGAGAGTTTTTTATATATGGAGAATCAGGAACGCCTTCTGAATTGAAAATATCAAACGAAACAATAGGAGTTACTCAAGAAGACATAGACAGAACTGTACTTGAAGCTACTAATGCTTTAATACTAGGAACAGTTATAAACGTAGTTTCCGGTTACAATCAATTGCCTTCAGCTGAGTTAGCAGCAGGAAAATTCTATTTTGTTGATTCAGAACAAGGAACAAAATGGCTTCCAGGTTCTTTAGGCGGAACTTATTATCCAAAAGGACTTTATCATTCTACAGGAGTTGTATGGTCCTATGTAGAGCAACCATATCAAGCTAATTCTACAGAAGTCAACTTAGGAGTCAATGATGATAAATTTGTGACTCCATACACTTTAAATAATTATTCCAAGTGGAGTTCTAAATACGACGCTTCAAATCCAAATGGTTATATAAGTTCAGTTCCAGCACAAACTTTTGACTCAATAACTAACAAGCCTTTTACTCTTTCAGGATACGGAATAACAGATGCTTATCCTTTAAGTGGAAATCCTTCTGGATTTTTAACTTCTTACTCAGAAACTGATCCAATAGTTAGAGCGATTAATGGAATAGTAAAAAGCAATGGTACAACTATTGCGGCAGCAGTACCTGGAACTGATTATGTAATTCCTTCAGGAAATGTAAACTCAGCAAACACTTTAGTAGGTCTAATAACCACTATAGCTACGTTAAATAATCAGTCTGGAGTAAACACAGGTGATCAAACTTCTATAGTAGGAATAACTGGAACTAAAGCTCAATTTGATACAGCAATAACAGATGGCGATATACAGTTTGTAGGTGATGCACCTACAGCTCATAATCATTTACTTGCTGATGGAGCTACTGATGTTACGATAACTGCGGCTAATTTAAATACACTTGACGATAATTCTAATTCTAATCTTCATTTTCATGACTCAGATAGAAATAGAGAAAATCATACAGGTACACAATCAGTAAGCACAATAACAGGATTGGGAACTTTAGCAACTCAGTCTGGTACCTTTTCTGGGGACTCAAGCGGAGTAAATACAGGAGATGAAACTACAGCAAGTATTCAAACAAAACGACCTTTAAAAACAGTAAATGGAAGCAGCCTGGAAGGCTCTGGTAATATAATCATAGGCGCTGGTTCAGGAGAAGTAAACACTGCTTCAAACACAGGAACTGTGGGTGTGGGTGTTTTTAAACAAAAAACATTGTCTGATCTAGAATTTTATAAACTAAACCCGGTAAATAACAAGATGTCTATTGTTTTATCAGGAACAGACAGAATAGATATTAATGTAAATGAATCTAATTTTACAGGAATACCTCAATCAGGAGTGACAAATCTTATCAATGATTTAACAAGTAAACAAAATAATATAACATTGACTACTTTAGGAACAAGCGGAGCTTCAACATTTGTTGGAAGCACCTTAAATATTCCTAACTACGCAACAGGAGGAGGTGGCGGAGAAATAACTTTTGAAGAAGTAATGAGGATAAAAACAATATTTAATAATTTATAATATGCAACTAAATTTAACAGCTTTAACACATTTATTAGAACTTCAAACTTCTATTGCTGGTTCAATTCATTACCAAGTAGGATACACAAATGTTACTAATACAACAGCAACGGCTCCTATTAGTAATGAAGGAATAATAACAACTGCGACAACGACAGTATTAGTTACTGGATCTTTAAATACCACAAGTAAAATACAATATTTAAACGTTTATAACAACGGAGTTTCAAATACAATAACAATTAAAAAAGATGTAGCAGGAACAGAATATATTTATCAAAAAATAGGATTGCAAAATGGAGAGAGTTTTAGAATAGTTAACGATAAGGTAGAAGTTTTTGACATAGCAGGTAGAGTAAAACTTCAAAACATGGGAGATAGTGAGATATCTGGAGACAGTAGAGTAGTGTTTAAAGTAGGAACTGCTCCAGAAGCAGCAGGACAATATTATTGTTTTGCTAAAGATAATGGCGCACCAGGAGCTTGGTTACCAGGTACGCCAGGAATTAATGGTAGAAATACAGATGGCACAACAGTAGCAGATGGAGGTTGTATTTCAGCAGGAACTCCTGCAAGTGGTGTAAACTACATTAGAGATATTGTTACAACAGCATCTCAAGCAGGAACTTTTATTTTAGGTGATGTTTTATGGGTTAATACAGGTTTAGTAGTTACAACTACAACTGCACAAGCAATAACACAACCTACATTACCACTTAGAGATAATTTAGGTACATCTAATGGATTTGGTGTAGGCGCAGGGATATTAGTTACTACTGCTACTACAAATGCTGCTGTTAATAATGGAATTACAATTTCATACACTAATAGTAATGGTGTAGCAGGAAGAATAGGTACAATGTCTTTTCCAGCAACAGCAGTAATAGGTACATTTGTTCCTTTTCAATTAGCACAAGGAGATATTGGTGTAAGAAGTATTCAATCTATTACATTAGGTACTACATTAACAGCAGGTGCAATTAGTTTAATCGCTTTTAATTTTTTAGGTACTGTACCAGTTACAGTAGCAAATGTTGGGTCAACCGCTTTTCAAAGAAAACTAGATTTAAAACTTAATAATGGTCATTGCTTATTACCATTTTGGTTAGCATCAAATACTACAGCAACAAATTTAACAGGAACCGTTTATTTTGTGAATAAATAAATTTTTAAAGCTATAAAAGATTGACGTGAAAGAGGCAAAGTTGTAGTTAATTTTGCCTTTACACCACGTCGTAAAACAAAAAAAAATATGAGATCGTTAATTTTATTTTTTGGTGAACTAACAATTGTAAAAAAGATTTTACTAGTATTAACTCCAATACTTACAGTTATGTTAAATTCACAAAGCGCTATCATCGGATTAGCGTTATTAATCCTTCTTGATTTATTATCAGGAATAAGAAAAGATTTTTTCTTAAAAGGAATTACAGCCTATGTTTGGCAAAAAAGATTCTGGAAAGGAGTTAAAAGTTACGGGATCAGAGAGACCTGGAAAAAAACCTATGAATATGGAATAGGTATTATCGTATGCTCAGTATTCGAAAGCATGATATTTAAAATGGAGCCAATTGACTTAATGAGTAAACAATTCTCATTAACTGAACTAGCAATCATGGTAGCAAGTATCGTTGAAGTTTACAGTAACTACGAAAATATGGAAGCTGTTTCGGGAAGAAACATTCTTAAAAGAATGATTCAATTTCTACCTAAAGCAATTCAAGACATATTCGCTAAAACAAAATAAAATGGAAAGAATTTCAAAGCACATCAGTTACGAAGAAAGCATTAAGTCCGCAACTGGAATTAAACTTGGAATAAAAAATATTCCTAACTCTAAAGAAATTGCACGAATGAAGATTCTAGCAGAAAAAGTATTCGAGCCTTTAAGAGAAAAGATTGGTAAGCCTATCGCTATTATATCTTTCTTTAGGTCATTGACGCTTAACAAAGCAGTTGGAGGTTCTAAAACTTCTCAACATTGTGCCGGAGCTGTTAGTGGAAAAAATGAAGCAGCCATGGATATAGATGCAGATCTAATTGACAATGGCATTACAAACAACGATGTATTTAATTTCATTAAAGACAATCTTAAGTTTGACCAATTGATTGCTGAGTTTGAAGGAGATGACGGAAAGAGTCCAGCTTGGGTTCATGTAAGTTATTCTGAAGCGAATAGAAAGCAAATACTTATAGCACACAAAGTTGCTGGAAAGACAGTTTACTCTGTTTACACTAAAGAGTTATACAAAAAGATTTATGGATAAATTAAAAGAATTGGCTACTATGAAGAATATCTTTATAGTAGCCCTTATAGCTATAATCTTGATTCTTGGAACCTGTTCAGGTCCAAAAGAAAAGATTGTCACGGTAGTTCAGCCGGAATATACCAAAGTGACAGATACAGTATTCATTGAAAAAATAAAATTAAAGACCATTGTTGTCAAAGACGGGACTGTGGTGGTTAATAAAGACAAGTACAATGATTATATTCAAGAAAAGGATACTGTTAAAAAAAAAGAACAATTCGTTGAGGCAATCACGATAAGAGATTATAACACAAAAGTAATTGACAACGATACAGTAAGTGTTGAAGTCTATTCTAAAGTACAAGGAGATCTTATTGCTACTAGCGCTAAAGTTAAAATAAAGCAGCAAGAAATTAAGGAAAGAGTTATTACTCAGAGACCTAGACTGTCAATTATACTAGGAGCGGAGGTAGGATATAGAAACTTTGAATTTAATCCTTTAATAAAAACTGGGATCCAAACTAAATCCGGAAACATCTATACAGCGTCAATTGACCTAGATAAGAATGTGTACGTAGGCTTTAGTAAAACATTCACTTTGTTTAAATAGCAATAAATTGCAATGAAGATAATTTGCTTTAAGAATGTAAATTTGTCAACGGAGAATTAAACAAAAAGAATTATGGAAGGATTAAACTTAAACGACTTAACTTTTGATACAAGTTCAGATGACGTGTTTGACGTATTTGCAACGAAGCCAGAAGGAAAAGCAGGAGAACCTGCAAAAGACATTGTAATACCAACACCTAATAGTGAGGAGAAAAAAGTAGTAGAAACTATTACAACTCCAGAGAGCGTAGCTAAACAGGAAGAAGATAAAACTAATCAAGATGGTAAGGCTCCAGAAGCCAAGAAGGAAGGTACTGATTCTTCCTCTCCAACACCGAATGATACTGAAAAGTTATATTCTTCTTTAGCTGCCGAATTCAAAGCTAAAGGAATCTTATCAAATCTTGATTTAGATAAAGACAAGATAGCATCCATGGATGATATCAATAATGCAATTACCAAAGAAGTTGAATCAAGATTATCTGCAAGGAACAAGACTATTGAAGATGCCGTTAAGGCTGGAGTCCCTGCTGAAGAAGCTTCGAGACAATTAGAGTCAATTGGTAAACTTAAGGCAATTACTGATGAGTATGTTTCTGGAGAAGGAAACGAAGAATTCAGAATGAATGTGATTGCTCAAGATTTCATCAACAAAGGTTTCGCTAAAGACAAGGCGCTTGCAATGGCTCAACGAAGCATTGATTCCGGAGATGATGTAGAAGACGCTCTTACTGCTTTAAAAGAAATTGTAAAGTCAGAGGAAGGAAAATTAAATTCACTTATCTCTTCTAAAAAAGAAGAAGAAACTAGTGCTTTGAATAACATCAAAACATACGTTGATAAGGAAGATGAAATTATACCTGGCGTTAAATTAACTCTTGCTCAAAAACAAGAACTTTATGACCAAATCACTACAGATTTAGGAAACAAAGAAAATGCATTCGTTCAAGCTCAGAAAGCTGATCCACTTGGATCTCGAATGAAACTAGAAGCTTTGTTCTACCTAACGAAAGGTTTAAAAGATTTCTCAGTTTTTGGCAATGCAAAAGAAACAAGTATTTCTAAAGGAATTGAATCTCTATTAAGAGGAGCTAATTTCACAGGAGATGGAAAAATAATTACAGATTCCAAGGACGACATGAGTACATTTACTCTAAAAGATCTTGAAGGAGTCAAGTTCGAATAACAATAACACTTTTAAATTAAATACACATGCAATTAGGTAAATTTCAGGTAACAGACGCTAAGGCTTTTGCAGGAATGATTAATCCAGAAAACACTTTAGGTGCTATTTGGAAAATGAACCCACAAAAGATTAACGACACAATGATCAAATTACTAGCAATCCACAGAGGTAAATCTCTTGAGAATATGCTTAGTCAATTTGAAACAAAATATGTAGAGGACGATAGAGAGTTCTATTGGGAACTTATCGGAAGTTCTAGACGTAACATTCCTTTATATGAGGCGCGCTACAAAGGAGCTACGGTAACTGCCGGAGATTTCAATATTGGAGAAGGTCGTACAACTTTCGAATTAGCTTTCCCAGAGCAATGGTTCTTCAAAGGAGAATTAATTACAGGAGAGAAAAATGAAGTTTACCCAATCCGTGTTATTGACGATGGTAGTCCAGAAGGTAACCTTTATGTTTATACTTGCGAATGTGCAGGTTCAAACAGAGATGGTATTCCTGGTGAAGAATTAGTTTCAGGAAAAAGATTCTCAGAAGAGTTTGCGCCAGTAGGTCGTGGATTATCTAGAGAAGTTGGTGGTGTTAGACGTGTTACTCCAATCTCTATGAGAGGTGAGTTAACTACTATCCGTATCGACCACAAATTACCTGGAGATGCAACTGGTAAAAAAGTAGCAATGGGTATCCCAGTTCTAGATAAAGAAGGTAACAAAAAAGTATTCCCTACTTTGGCCCTTTATGAAGACTGGTTAGTTGAGCAAGAATTTTCTGCTTACAAAAACAAAGCATTGATGTATGGTAAATCCAACAGAACTGCTGACGGTGAATACCATAACTTTGATGTTTCTGGTAGAGCTATCAAAATTGGATCAGGTATCCGTGAACAAATGGAACAATCAAATACTTTCTACTACAATGAGTTCTCATTGGAGATGTTGGAAGAAATCTTGTTCGGATTGTCAGAAGGAAAATTAGGATTTGACAAACGTGTCTTTATCTTAAGAACTGGAGAAAGAGGAGCTGCTGAATTCCACAAAGCTGTATTAAACCACACTTCAGGATGGGCTGCTAACATGTCAACTCCAGGTACAAACCCTGCCACTGTAATGAAAACTCAATCTGAATTGCACGCAAATGCATTCAAAGCAGGTTTCCAATTTACAGAGTATTTAGCACCAAACGGTGTAACTGTTAAAGTTGAAGTTGATGACTTCTACGATGACAAAGTTAGAAATACAATACGTATTCCTGGTTCTAATGGAGTTGCTGAATCTTACAGATTCGATATCTTCTACATCGGAACACCAGAAGATCCTAACATCCAACAAGTCAAGGTTACTGGAAAAGAAGAGTACAGAGGTTACCAATGGGGTTTCAGAAATCCATTTACTGGAGAAGCCAACAACGGTAACATGGGAACATTGGAAGATGCAGGAACCATTACTAAATGGTGTCAATTAGGAGTTGTTGTTTACGACCCTTCTAGAACTGCACAAATTATCCCTTACGTTCTTGCGTAATAATAATTAGTAGAAATAGCGAGATATTAAAAGTATCTCGCTATATTTGCAAACAAATGCTTTAGTAGGAAGTGAGCTTATCAATCCTACAACTTCATAAGAGAGAGAAGAAGAATCAATAAAAAGAAGAATGAATCATGAGTGAAAAGAATAAAGACAAGTTTCAAGACGATAGTAGAGCTATTGCTGAAAAAGATTACCAAGGAAATGAATTGCCTTCAACAGATTTTTTAAGAGCAGAAGTTGTTACTGTAAAGTACATTCGTAAAGAGACTGCTGCAATTAAAGATCCAAAGCACGTTGGATACGGTGGATTGTTTGAGAACAGTTCAATTGCAATTCCGGTGCCATTGTTAGACAATAACAAAATGAAGAATATCTTAACCAACAAAGAGAAAGCTGGTTTGGAATACTTACTTAAAAAAGATTTAAGTATCTACGGTGCATTCTGGAAAGAAGAGTACAAAAAAGGAGGAATGTTTCCTGTATTCTTAGGTAAAGATGATGTTAAATTTGACTTGTCAGATCCAGTTCAGTATTTACTTTACAAAGTATTGTTAGTTAGTCCATTAGTTGCGTCAAGCTTAGATGAGATTAGAAATAAAGCTACATACCGTTTTGTAATGATTGCTGAAGGAGAAGAATTGAGAAAAGAAAAAGATTCTGTTGGAAACAAAGTACTTGCTTTCGAGAAGTATGTAGAATTCAAAAACAAGAAAGATGTCTTGAGATATATCTTAAGAAACTTAGGACGTTATACTTCTAAGACTCAAGAGTTAAGCTTCTTGCAAGTTGAGACAGCTAAAATGATTGAGAAAGATCCAAACATGTTTGTTGCAGTTACTGCTGATCCATTGATTGAAACTAAGGTTCTTTTAGAAGAAGCTTTTGAAAATGGAGTTGTCATCAAGACTGACAAGAAATTCTATACTTTGGACAATCAGCCAATTTCTGAGGGAGATATTCCAGTATTGGAAACTGCCGCTAAGTATTTAGCTTCTCCATTAGGACAAGAAATGAGACTTGCATTGCAAGCAAAATTGAAGAATTCTAAACAATAAAAATATAGACCATGACAGTAGCAGAATTTAGTACTGAATTTGACATTCTTTATGACAATATTTCAAGCAGTTCTGCTCCTGGACTGGATGTTTACGAAAAGAGTGTGTATTTAACTACAGCTCAATTTGAATTAGTAAAAGCGGCTTACTGCGGATACAATCCATTAAAAAGGAGTTTTGAAGGAGACGAACAAAAAAGAAGAGAATTATCAGAGCTAGTTAAAGATTTTAAATCAGCATCTTTTATTACTTCATCAAAGTCACTTTCAACTAAATCAAAGTTAGTAAACATTCCGGCAGATGTAATGTATATTGTATATGAGGCCGCGGACTTATCCAATAACTGCGGAGAAAGAGTTACAGTTGAAGTTAACCCAATAAGTTACGACGACTTAAATTCAAGCATGAAGAATCCTTTTAGGAAGCCAAATGGAAAAAGGGTATTTAGACTGGACATATCTAAAGACGCTACATTAAAGAATGTAGAATTGGTTTCTGAAGTGCCATTAATCTCTTATTCAATGAGGTATGTAAAATATCCCTCGCCAATAGTTTTAGCTAACTTTGAGTTAGATGCTTCTGTTACAGGATTAGGATTAACAGTGAATGGATTAAACCAAATAAAGCAATGTGAATTAGACGAGAGTATTCACAGAGAAATATTAAACAGGGCTGTTGAGTTAGCCATCAGGGACTATAGAGAAAATAGTCTTCAGAGTAAAATTCAAACAAATCAAAGAGTAGTTTAATTAAAAACAATTTATAATTATGAGTTTAGCAGGACAAAATCAAGTTAGACAGATGTATGTAGCCCTTACGTACCCTGGACATGCAAACGTTGCAGCTGTAAAAGCTGGAGCTAATGGAGCATTAGCTATCTTATCAGCAGACGGTACAGCACCAGCAGCTGGCAAGAAGTTCGTCTTCATGCAAAAGAGTAACAAAGGAACACTTATCACATCAGATATCGTTGATCCAAAGAATGTTACATTATCAAAATCAAGAGCTTATTCAGCTCAAGTTTTAGGATCAACTACTATTTCTGGAATTACAGTAAATGCAAACACATTGTATACAGTTGAAATCGCAATCAAAGACTTTGGTTCTTTATCAGCAGAAAATGAATACATCAAAAAAGCTTTCTACAAAGCAGTTGCCGGTAACACAGCAGAGAATATTGTAGATGGTTTAGTTCAAGCATTAGCTCGTAACTTCAAAAGAGAAGAGCCATTACTTTCAACAACTACTGCATACACATTAGCGAATGCTTCTGTAGTTCAGATCCCGGACAATGCTTATTTCTCTTTCACAAAAACTGGCACAGGAGCTAACGCTGCTTTAGTTATCACTGAAAAGAATACTTGGGTTGGATTGACTTATCAATTGGGACGTCATACAAGGACTTCAATGCCTTTCGTAGTAAATGCTAAATTCACAACTCTTCCTGTTTTCACAGTAGTTGCCGCAAAACCTGCAATTGGAGATGGATACAGTATTGCTGATATGGAATGGTACTTGAAAGGTGAAAGAAACGATGTGTACCGTGAGATGGGAGCACCTCATAACTTCGTAGGAACTTATGATTCTGTTCTAAGTAACACTTACAATGTGATTGAAATTGGTTATTTCTCTTTAGGTAGAGACGAAGCTAAGCAATCTAAAAAAGGTATTACTATCGCTATGCCAACTGCAGCCGTGCCTAACGCACAGTTTAATGCAATGGTAGCGAATCTTAACACAATTTTAGGAGCTGGTTCAGTAGCAGTTATTGCCGCAGTGTAATCTAATTACAATATTAAATGACTAAAGGAGTTGGGCAATGCTCAGCTCCTTTTTTTTTAACTTTAAAACAAAAACAATATGATAACAGTGAATACGTTTCAAGTCTCAGCAGACATGAAAACATTAACTATCAGAGTTACAGCTGCTGCCGGAAAGAGAATAGACTCTTTTAAAATGCAAACTGACGAAACATACTTGGATACAGAGGTTGATTTAACTTCGAAGTTGTTGCAGATTGATGAGGTAGAAGATATAATTTTGAATCCTATAGATCTTAATCTTGATTCTTTTAATGGAATCTATTTTGGAACATTCGGGACAAATGAAGTTGGAGTAGAAGACGTAACTGTTGCTGCTTGTAATTTTACTCAATTCTTCTACGCAGTAAATGATTCATTAACTAAAATAAATGGAGATTGCTTAAGTTGTGACGATAGTTTACAGAATGCATTGGTAATTGATCTTTACCTAGAAGGTCTTAAGAATGCACTGATAGTAGGCAAGTACACAAATGCAGTAGTTAACTTTTATGCCTTAAGAAAACTATGTTCAGGAAGTATAGACGCGTGTCTTACTGGATGTACTTCAGGATACGGAATCCTTGACGGGGCATTTGTATTAGTATAATGACTACATTAGAACAGAACATTTATGTTGACACAATTGGCAACATGACTAATAGGCTTAAATACTACGGAGATGCAGATGTTTCTAGAATATCATTCTATAAGCTAGCATTAAAATATAAAAGCCTAATAAGAGATACTGATGTTGACGCGGACGGAGTATCTTTCAGAAGAAAACTAGATATCTTAATGAAAAGAATTGAGATTGATTGTCCAGATATATGTAGAAATAAATAATAAGCCATGATAAATTGCGATAAGATAGCTGTAGAATCAGCAAGATTAAAAACAATGTTTACAAAATGCTATAATCTAAAAGCTATTGACTTAAGATCAATAGTTGATTTAATAGAAAGTGTAAGCGCTTGTTCTGGAGGTTCATTCAACCTTAAAACTGTGAATGGCCAATCTCTATTGGGAATTGGTGATATAATAGTTACGGCAGTAGTTGACGGAACTGAAACAAAAGTGCAACAAGGAACAGGGATTACAGTTTCAGGTAATGGATCTGTAGCTAATCCTTATGTTATTGCAAACTCTTCAATAAGTGTAGCTGATGGAAGTGAAACAAAGATCAATCAAGGTTCAAATATTACTATTGCTGGAACTGGAACGATTGCTAATCCTTATGTTATTAATGCAGTTATACCTGCTGGAACTGCTCAAGTAAACGCAGACTGGGCAGCAATATCAGGAATCTCAACGATTCTTAATAAACCAAACATTCCGACTAAAACTTCTGATTTAGTGAATGATGGAGCTAACGGAACAAATCAGTTTGTGGTTGTTGGTCAAGAACAACAACAAAGTTTGCAGGAAGTTATTAATGTTGGAGGCTATGCAGAAATTCAGAACGATACGGATTTTGGATATATAAACGATTTAGTAGATAATGATGGAAACATAGAGCATCGAGTGGTTGTATCTGATAAAATAAATCCTAATGAAATATACACATCTTTTGACATACAAAAAGGAGGTTCTGAATTAAGAAGTAGAAATGTTCCTTTAGGTAAAGAGTCTATCTTGAACATATCTGATGGAGATATTGTTTTTGAAAAATATTCAAACACATTTAGAACAATATTAAATATAGATAATCCAGTAGAATTTACCACACTAAGCTTCCCCGCGAAAACAATACCAGGAGATTATACTTTAGCAACTACTGACGAAGTAAATGCAATTGATTTGCAGAAAGTTTTAGATGTAAATGGATTTGCTGAATTAGCAAGCGGTGGAGGTAATGTTGGAATATATTATTTTAATGAAGAAGGGGAAGATACTGGTGTGTTTAATGTTAATTTAACCGATTCAACTTCAAGCTCTAATAGTTCAATTAATATTGTAAAAGATTCAATAGATATTGAATCATCTAATAGTTTAGAATCGAGTAGAATACAAATAACACCTTCTACATTTAACTTATCTAAACGCTCTTTAGTAGATGGTGATTTTAATACAAATGTTACATTATCAACACCTGTTGAAAATACTACTTTAAACTTCCCGGCAAAAACAGTAGCAGGAACTTATACTTTAGCTACATTAGATAATATACCATTAGAAAAAACAGGAACAGGGGTGTTTCTTAGAGGAAGAACTGCAGCTAATTATGGGACTCCGGGAAACAGGTCTTTTGATGTAAGTTATGCTTTTACGCCTTCTGCAGGGACTCCTTATGGCGCCATAGCCTCTTACTCTTTTGCAATGGGTAATAGAGTGAGTTCTAATGGATACGGGGCATCTTCTTTTGGATACCTTATTGATAATGGAGGAATAGGAAGTTTTAACTCTGGTTACAATATGTATGATAGAGGTTATACTAATTTTTTAACAGGAATTGGCCACAATGTAACTTCTATGAATGCTACTGTAGTAGGACAGGCCGCTAATATTATTTCAGAATCTATTTTAGATTTTAATACTGTACCTACTAAAGCTTTATTTACGGTAGGTAATGGAACTATTCAAAATGCAGATAATACTTATACTGTGCTTACTAGAAGTGATGCGTTTAAAGTTAGGCTAAATGGGTCTGTAGAAGCTCCAAGTTTAACTACTGGTTTAATTGATGCAGATTCAACAGGAAAGATATTAATAACAAAAGAGTATTTAAATAGTTCTATTGATTTACAGAAAGTTATAGATGTTGGGGGTTATGCAGAATTAGATGGCGGAAATAGCTATATCTTTTTTGGAGATGAAGATGGAGAATTGAATTTTAGTAGCTACATTTCAGACGGGTCAGGTAATGATGGAGGTTCTTTTGTAGGAAAAGGATATGCTGATATTTTTTCAAACTCACCAACTATTTCATCGAGAGTGGCTGTTGATAATGGCGAATTTAAAGTAAGTAAACAAAATACGTCAGGGAGTACCAATATAATAATCGACGATCCAGTTCAAACTACAACATTAAACTTCCCTGCAAAGACTGTGACAGGGACTTACACTTTAGCTACGACAGACATAGTTACCCAAACAATCACTAACGGAGTAACAGATAAGTCGCCGAGTGAAGATGCTGTTTATGATGCTACTTTTGACGCTGTTAAGACAGTTATAATAGACACGCCAACAAGTACAAATACAGGCAGTGTAAGCGAGGTTCTAATGCATACTTATACTATTGCTGGTGGTAAATTACCATCTTCATGCATGCCTAATCTAAAGGCTAGAATATCTAAATTAGGGACCGTGGGAACGGTAACTATTAAAGTAAGGGTAAACACAGTAGATGATTTTGCTACAGCTACTAATATCGGATTTTTTACATCGTCGACGTCTTCAAGATCCGCTCTTTTTGTTCGTAATTTCACACTACAAAATGGGCAACTAATGAGTTATAACCCAGCATACTCATCAGTAAACGATGAGGCTGTTTCGTCTGCTGAAATAGGAGTAATTACATACGACCCAAGTGTTACGCAATATTGGTTTTTTTCATTGCAAAATTCAGACGCTACAGACACAACAATGATACACTCAATTAAAATGGTAAACTAAATGACATATACAATAATCAACTTAGAAGGCAAAGAATTATATGCTACTCAGGATACAAGCAATTTTAAAGACAACGAAATAGCTATCGAGGAATTACGCACCGAAGAAATGGAAAACCCATACTTTGATTTAGAAACAAGAAAATTTTATAATAAATTAAATTAAATAAATATGAAAACAAGTAATTTTTTAAACCATAAATATAAGTTAATTTTAAATTAAAGCAGTATGGCAATAGAATGTAATAACATCATACCTGAAGCGCAAGCTCTTCAATTAAGATTTCAAAAGTGCAAAACACTTAGCGCTACTGACATGAGAAGAGTAATGGAACTTATTATAAGTCTCAAGAATTGCGCAGGAACAGGAGGCGGAACAGGAGTTTTAATAGATGTCATAGAAGGAGACAATATATCAATAGATAAATCAGACCCAACAAGACCTGTAATTTCTGCAATATTAACTGGAAATAAAACAGTATCTTTGTCAGTTCCAACCGGCATCCCAGCAAATGGAGACGAGTGGATAACATATACTAATCCAGAATAAAAAAAATAACATGATAAAAAATGTAATGATAGGAGCTGTTACTGACAGCAAAGCTACGGTAAGTGGCAAGAATCCATATACCATAGGACCTTTAACTGATTCAATGTGTATTTATGTATTGACATTTGATCAAGCATTACTTAATGTATATCTTAATGGGGAGTTGATTGTATCAACTCCCAAATTAGGTAGCACTAGGTATTTAGAAAATATTTACTTCGGAGGAGATTACAATGGGGGATCTTGGTTTAAAGGTTTGATGCCTACTATATCATTTTATAATAGTGCGTTGGGAGATACTGATAGAAATGCATTAACAAATTGGTTGGCAGACAGGTGGTTACCATCCGGTACAGAGTTAGGCAACGGACACATTGCAAATTCAGTTGACACTATAAAGCCAACAATTTCCGGAGCGTTTCTAGACTTCGATTCAGAAGGGCTTGTATTAGATGGTTCAAACAGAGTTACGTCTTGGAATGACTCTACCGCATTAGGAACAAATAGGGTAGCCACAGTACAAGCAGGAACGTTTGGAATTCAAACAATAAAAGGAAAGAACGCCTTGTATTTTGACAATATGACAAATATGAAAGTTCCGATATTAGACACTACTGCAAATCATCCAAGCAGTATAACCGTAGCGTTAGTTGTAAAATTTGATAACTTTTTAACATCTGGTTATACTGGATCAGGTAATCAAACGTTATTTAGTTCAGCAGACAGTGCTGCAATAAGGGCTAAAAATTTTGTAATAGATGGAGAATTAACGACAAGGTTTGGAACAGACGCTTCTTCTTATACAAATGTAGGGATACCGGCATCTAAATTTTTATCAAGAGAGGTAGCTGGAAGTAATGCTAATGTTAAGGTTCAAATATCAAAAGACTTGAACTTTAATACGGTAATTGAATCTACATTAAGTGTAGCAAATCCTTTAACTAATCAAGGAACAACTCTTCATAATTTTACAGGACTAGAATCTAGCACTAAATACAACGGACGTTTTATTGTTGATGGAATTCCAGAGTCTGGAAATTTATTTTCATTTAAAACACTTTCATCAACAAACAAAAGCTTTAAGATAATAACAGGATCGTGCAACTTTACTGGATCTAATGCCGTAACGTGGGATAGAATGCTTGAAGAAAATGCAGATTTATTTGTTCATATGGGTGACTTGCATTATGAAAACGTCGGCACAGGAGATCCTCATGATTACAGTGAAGCAACAGATTTAGCATTAGCGTCACCAAAGATGTCTAATTTTTTTAAGAATCAGGCTATGGCCTATATGGCGGACAATCATGACAGTATTGGAGTTAATCCAACAAAAAATGACGACTTCACTCAATTCATACCTTTCTATGATAGAAACTTTCCTCATTACACATTTGGTTCAAATACACCGGTAACTGATAGTATTTATTTTAGCTGGAATATGGGTAGAGTAAAATGCATCATGACAAACAACAGGACGCACAGAGACCCTATTCAAACAGTAGATAGTCCAACTAAGACAACATTAGGCACTGTTCAAAAAGCGTGGCTTAAAAGTGAGTTATTAGCAGCTAAGAATGCAGGTCAATCAATAATTTGGTTCTCTGGAATTTGCTATGTAGCAGATGTTCAAAATCCATTAGGAATGAGTTTTCTTAGTGGAGGAATGAGTTGGGGTAGTTATCCAACAGAACAGAAAGAGATAGCGAACTATATTTATGACAATCAAATTAAAAACGTTACAATTGTATCAGGAGATTCTCACATGCAAGCAATGGATGACGGAAGAAACGCTATTTTCTCTACCGATGAATTTGGAGTTAGGAGACAATACTCTGAAATATCTGAAGAGTATCTTATACCTAATCTGTGTGCATCACCATTCGATCAAGATGTTGAATTCGAAGGAGGACCTTATCAGATAAACAGTTCAGAAAATTCTGGAAATAGTTTTACTAGTAGAGACAAGTCTTATGGTGTTTTAGAGGTTGTAGATAAAGGAGAAAATTGGATTCAGTTTAAATTTAGAATGATGGGTTATAACCCGATTACTACATTGTGGGAAGCAAATGAATATGTGTACAATAGAGTAATGGCTGGACCGGTTGGAATACCTCCAGCAAAATATCTAAACGTAAAGAATCAAAAAGGATACGTAGGAGACAGTAATGAATGGAAAAGAATAGCAGACAGACATATAGGGGTTGATGGCAACTGGAAATCTGTATCTAAAAAATACATAGGTATTAATGGATACTGGAAGATGTCTTACAATAGAGACGAATTAGATTTAAGCTCTGTGTTCTATGTAAGTTCTCTTCAAGGATATACACTTAATCCTGACAATGTTTTAGAAATTTACGGATCTAAATTCCTTGACTCTCAATTCGTATCTCCAAAGACTGGAGGTCATTTTGAATTAAAACAAAACTACTCCGATGTGTTTGAAAACATAACATCAGGTAACGCGATAGGTGTCAATAGTTTATTTGGAGAGACTGACAATATAAAATCATGGAAGATAACTGGTCCTGACACTTACTTTCAATTATCTCCATCGTCTGAAACTGGATTTAATTCACGCAATCTAGTTGGAGCGGATGGAAAGAATGACGGAATTTTTGCAATGTGGGCACATATACCTACATTAGGAGTAAAGAGATTTTTGTTTCATTACGGAACTGACGATGATTATGGATCGATGTATGTTGGCGTAGACAATAAAGTTTATCTTGAATTTAAGCAATTAGGAATTACTCAAACTTTTGGTTCTTTAGAAACTGTTTCTGTTGGATGGAACAAATTTGTTTATAATAGAAAAGGATTATCAGCAGCACACACTTTCATTTACTTAGCAGGAGTTAAATTAACTATTGACTTTACAGGTCTTGTTATACCGCCGGCTACAGTGACTTATCCAATAAAAATTGGTGCTGGAATTACAGGAGGATTAGTTAATTCAGCTATAAACTGTTCATTCGCAAACGTTTACGTTAAGTCCAGAAGCTATGCTAGCCCAACCATCATAGAGATATTAAAGGTAAAACCAACTCCGGAAGTTGTGTTAAAGAATACAACAACATTAGTTGAATATACAATACCATCGATATACGTAGGAGGAATAACAAATACATCTATAGGAGTTACAATTCCAAAGACAGACGTAATTCCATTAGGAGAATACAACTTATTTGTTAGATCTGTAATTACTCAGTCGTCAAACTACATGATAAACATTGTTGCTCCAGAAGTGGAGACTCAGCAATTTATAGATGACTTTAGCGATCCAAAAACATTAACTACAAATTACTATAAGTTAAACAAGGCCTGGGGTGGAGCTAATGGCGGAGTTGTTACTGAAAATGTTTTCATAAGAGGAGGAGAATTAATAATAAAAGGAAACGGTGATTTGTATTCAGGAACTCAACAAGGAGTAGACAGAGAAACTCTTCCTAAATTTCACACTCATCCTGACGATCCAAAACTTGGACAGCCATGGACTAATAGAGTTGGAGGATGTGTTGTTTACAATAAAAGAACAGGGTTTGGCAGATACGAAGTTGAAGCTTTTATACCAAATAACCTTGGAGTAGCGTATGCAATATGGACATTTTTTTATAACGAGGTTTATCCAACATCACTTAATTATCAAGACATGATAAATGTAGAAGGATTGCATCAGCAAGGAACTGTAGAAGATGGATTCTATGTAACTAGAAATCACGAAATTGATATAGAGTTTCCTTCTCACCTAGATGGAGGCGTTTTATCAGATCCTTCATTATCTAACATGAAATGCAATACTTGGAGAGGAGAATTGAAAAACTGGGACGTTCCAATAACAGATCCGTCATACTGGGAAGAATATAGAGATAACCTTACACCTGTAGGATTCAATATAGCAGATGGGCAATATCACACATTAAGATACGACTGGCATTTTGATAGAGTTGAATTTTACATTGATGGAGTTTTAAAAAGAACCAATACAAACACTGTTGATGGACCAACAATACCAGACATTCCAGGATTCTTTACATTTGGATTGTGGTTTCCTAGTTCTCCATTACCGGCAAAACCATGGCTTGTAAATCCTACAAGAGCATGGGGAGGAGGAGTCTTAGATGTTGACGGAGGAATGAAAGCTAACTTTGATTCTATAGAGATGAAAGTAAGAAAGTTTTCTTTTACTCCTTTTTCAGATGAAGCACACTTACAGAGAAATCTAGGAGAAACGTATCCATTCGGAGGATACAGAAAAGATGCAGCTAACAATTAGATTATTATAGGGATATGTTGAAATTAAAAACATATCCCTAATTTTGCAACATAAAAAAATTTATATATGGATAAGAGAGAGATTAAATTGTTTTTAGAACAAAAGCCTGGTTATAAGAAATTCGGAAAATACGCTTTAGCAAAAGCTTTAGGTATTGAAAATGTAAACGACTGTGCTGCGGTATTGAAAGAATTCAGATCAGAAACTTCAACAAAAGGAATTAATGAATTGTCAGAACTAATGAAGAGAGGTGAATACGATAAGGCTCTTGACTTAGTGAATCAAGCAAGGAATTCTCCGGCATTGCCTAAGTACTTAAAAAGGAAATACGCGGCAGGAAACTACATTGTATTGGGCTGTCTGCACTTACCTTGGGTTAATGAAGATTTTTTTGCTTCAGTAATCAAGTTGATTAAAGATTGTCCTGACTTAAAAGGAATAGTATTGGCCGGTGACATTTTAGATATGTCTTCAATATCAAGGCACGCTAAAGGATTAATGCCGGTGCTTGGTTATGACTTAGCTAGAGAGTACAAGGAAGCCAATGAATACTTGGATCAGATTGATGATGCTATTGGAACACGTAAGGTAGAAAAAGAGTATTTCTACGGTAACCATGAAGACTGGTATTTGCAATACACAAAACAAGCAGACAATTCAAAACTAGGACATCAACCATCATTAAGTCCTTATCATGCATGCTTCGAAGGAAGAGGTTATAACTTCCAGAAAGACTGGAGAAATGCAAAAGTAATCATAGGTGACACTGAGATTATGCACGGAATGTGGTGTACTACTCATTCAGCTCACAAGCACTTGACAACACTTAGACGTAACGTAGTTTTCTTTCACACTCATAGATTCAACACTCACCTTGAAGGTGGTTTATCTGCATACAACTGTGGATTCGGAGGAGATAGAACTGCACCTGTATTCAATTACATGTCAGGGTTCCAGAAAGAAGCTTGGACAAATGGACTTGCTGTCATTAAACTTGGAGTAGATAATATATCAAGAGTTACAGCAATACCTTATAACGAAGGATTATTGTTTAATAATAAATTATACAAAAATGACTAAACTAGAAATAATTTACGACATAAAAGAGAAGCTACAAATTACTACTGATGACGACATCTTTACTAATGAGTATCTTGCTCATCTTATAGACGTAAAAAGAATGGTGCTTATAAAGCAAACATTCAGTAACATAACCAAGTCAATTCCGGTAGCGTGTCTATCGGAAATTTGTCTTGATTTAGAAGTTGTAGACGCCATAAATGGATCTCCTTTGTTTGGACATATACTTAGAACTAAGCAAGTTATACCAACTGTAATTAACATTTCAGGAAGAGAAGATTTGATTACAGTAAGAAGTATAGACAACTTCACAACTGGATTTAATTCAGTTGCAATGGAGAGATTCCCATTCCTTGGACATAATAAATACTTAAACAATCAGATCTATACTGCTATAAATGTAGATGGAAGAATTTACTTTTATTCCAAGAGAGTAAACTTCATGATGATGAGTAAAGTTATTGCAAGAGGTGTATTTGAATCTCCTGCTAAAGCCAATGAAATGTCATGCTTCTCTACATGTGAAGAATTAGATAATGAATATCCATTAGAAGGTTATATGATTAACGACATAGTATCTTTGATTGTTAAAGATTTAATGGTACCTTTGCAGATACCTAATGACGAGAAAAATGATTCAACAGACGATAGAGAAGAAAAATAGAATACATAGAGCAACTGCTGACTACGGAGTAAACGACTATTATAGATCGTTTAAACTTAATAACAAAGACTCTAAAATCAGCAGGAAGGTCTACGGAGAGATAATCAAAGAATACAACGCGTTCTTGCGCGATGGACTTTCTATGAAAGGAAAAGATATCTTATTCCCAAAGAAAATGGGAAGAGCTGAGCTGCGTAAATCTAAGACTGAAGTAAAGATAGATACAAATGGAAACATAGTAAATAATTTACCAGTCAATTGGAAAGAAACAAGAAAGCTTTGGCTAGAAAATAAGGCAGCAGAAGAGAAGAAGATTAAAATCAGATTCACTAATGAACATACGGATAGCCATACATTCAAGATAACTTATCTTAAGTCAAAAGCTGACTTTAAAAATAAGAGCTTGTATACAATAAAATTTAACAGACAACTTAAAAGAGATTTATCCCAATCCATATTTAAAGGAAAGATAGATGCTTTTGTAAACGAATACTAACTATGATATCAGGACATTTTATTTCCATTAAATCTATTGCAGATAGGTTGATGATGAATCCTATAATGAAAGACCTTAACTTTGAATTCATTATAGACAAGACTGTTGAATGCCTGAGGCTAGTAAACATGCCTCCAATTTATACAACTAAAATGGAGAAGATTATAATTAAACAGTTCAAAGGAGACTTGCCAATTGATTTAATTTATACAGAACAAGTTTATTACAATAAAGGAGGAACATTAGTTCCGTTGAATAAAGGAACAGATATTATACACGATCATTATGATAAAGTAGAAATATCAGAAACTAATAATTCTTCAATCACATACAGTTTATCTAATTCAAAGATTAACACAAACATGGAGAGTGGAGAGTTGGCAATAGCATACAAAGCAATTGCTATCGATGAAGACTGTTATCCAATGATTCCAGATAACATAAAGCTTATTAGATGTATTGAGAGCTACATAAAATACAGGTGGTTTGATATCTTGAACGACATGGATAAAGTGTCGGACAGGAAATTAAATAAAGCTGAAGTTGATTATTGCTTCAATGTAGGTCAAGCTCAATCTGATTTAATAATGCCAGATGAAGCTGAAATGGAAGCTTTCACAAATAGCATACGACAAATACTGCCTAATACAAATCAATTCAACGAAAGAATGAAGTATTTAGGATCAAGAGAATTCATGAAAATACACTAAGACTATGATGAAGCAATTAAAATTAAGCCCGGAAGGAATGGTTAAGGATTTATCTAAAAGTAAATTTCCTGGCCAGATGTATTTCGACGCGAAGAATATTAGGATTATAGCAACGGACCAACAAAGTACATTCTCTGTAACTAATGAGCATGGTAATTCTCAGTTATTCACTGTTCCAATTCCCGTGATAGATTTAGTAAACAGAAGGATAAATTATACTGGAATGGATAACATCGCCATGAATCTTCCTTATGCTACCTCCGGAGTAACTATTCCTCGTTCAGAAATAGAGGTTACATACACAAATCCAAACCAGACTGCAAAAGTATCTGGAATACAGGTAATTATAGGAAAAGCTTACTCAAGAGATAATGTAATTTTATTTACTACTGATGATGCAGGATTCGATTGTATCTGGGAAATTGAAAACATATCAACAAACCTTCCTATTGTTGTTAGACTGAAATACATGCGCGACATGCAATTCTCTTCTAACCATCCAATACAAGCGATATACAACTATGAGAATTCAATTATAGAAAAAGTATATTGGGTTGATGGAAGAAGTCAATTAAGATTCTTGAACTTAAAGCAATCAATTGCAAATAAAGATTTAGAAGAGTTGATAGACATGAGTGTTTCAGTAATAGATACTGTTGGTAGATTTATAACATCTCAGCCAACTCTTGTTTCTCTTGCATCTGGAGGAAGTCATACTGCCGGAGTAATTCAGTATGCTTATAACTTATATAGAGTAAATGGATCACAAACAGCTATCTCTCCTTTATCTGAAATGATAGACTTAGGTAAATCTACAGGTGGCGGAGATCTAAATGAAATCGTAGCTTCAATGCCAACCATAAGCATTAAGAATCTAGATACTAATTATACTCACATAAAGATTTATGCTATCAAGTATACATCATACAATCAAGCGCCATCGATATCAATAGTGTCAGATAGTTTGATAAGCAATTATGTAGAGACTCAATTTAGTGACCCAGGTATATCAGTGCAATCAGTATCATTGGCAGAATTCTTGTTTCTTGGAAGTAATGTTTCAATACCAAAACACATAGAGTCTAAAAACTTAAGATTATTCTTGTTTAATGTAAAAGAATTGAAGTTTGATATTGATGTTGACATGAGAGCTTACGCCCATAGTTCTACAGGACAGGTTGAAGTATGGAGCGACGTTGTTTCTGACGGAGCCGGAGGTGTTACAACTAATACTCCAGCAAACATTATATCACTTAACACTACAACTTACGCTTTAGATTTAAAGCATGATTCAATAAACAGAGATTACAACACATACAAGTACATTAAAAATGGATCGTTGCCTGGAGTTGAAGGAAAGTACATAACTCTTTATGTTAATCACGCAAACGGTCCTGTATCAATAGAAAGTTTAGCTTCTAAGAAACTTTTAAAAAGTAGAGAGATATATAGATTTGCAATTGAGTTTTATAACAAGAAAGGACAATATAGTTTTCCTAAATGGATAGCTGATTTAAAAGCTCCGGACGGAAACTTAAATGGATTAGGAAACACATTAGTTGCTTTTATGAAACCAGAGTTTTATACTTGGTTAGCATCATTGCCAGATAATGATGAAAAACCTATTGGTTATAGAATATTAAGATCTAATCGTACAGAAGGAGACAAAACTATAATTTGCCAAGGATTAATCAATTCAATGATTGCAAACCTTAAAAAAGGAGGTAAAGAAACAAACAAAACTACATTAGCTACATTGGCTAATGATTCTGATGCATTGAAAATGCCATCACTACAAAGACCTTTAATACAAAGACAATTGCCTTTTGTTGGAGCAAATGATTATCATGAACTAGCTGCAGATTCTTACACCGATAATAACTCATTGGGTAATGGAAGAAACAGAGAAGGGTTTAAGGCTGCTCCGTCTGGACAATGGAGAGCTCAGAATATTCAATTCAATAAAATGATGCAAGTGTTCTCTCCGGAAGTTACGTTTGGTAGCCCAGTGTTCAATGCTTCTACAATGCTTAGGATTGTTGGAATACAACAAGAGAGTAGAAAGAACAACTGGATGTCAGAGTATAATCCAGTATCTAAAATAAATGATACTGAAGCAAAATTTATAAATGGATTTACTTCTGATTCTCCAGGGGTTACAGTGACGCCGATATCAGGTGGAGCTTCAGGACTTGCGGATCGTAGTATTTTTGGGCCAACTAACTCAGATAACGGAACAGGAGTATTTCAATTCTTTAGAGAGTTTAAAAACGGATTTATTGCTATTCCTACCAACGGTGTTAAAACTGCTGATATTTATGGTACTCCGGAATTGACAGAGATAGGTCAAGACTCTAAAGCATACAATGGAAATTCGCTGTTTAGATATGCTAACTCATTGAGAGCTATGCTTATAGATAACTGGAGTGAAGATGCTTCTAATAACAATGCAGAATGTCAAGTTCTAGGAACTAATAGCTTTGGAGCAAGGTGTGTTACATTAATGGAAGGAGACAATTCGTCCTCAACGCCAATTACATCAAGAAGGTCTTTGGAAAAAATATTCACAGACGCTAAGTTTCACGAAGTAACTGGAGGTACAGGACAGTTGGGACCAATATATCAATTAGGAACTGGATCAAATTCAGGAATGTTAGTTGATTTTACTCACGACACCAATCATGCTTATCTTGGAGGAATATATGGAGGTAACAGCATGGAAGCTAAATCAAGAAGTAGCTACATGGGAATAGGGCCATACTCAAAGATAGACGAGGCGCTAACTACAATAGAATCTCCAGGAGACACATTCGTTGGTGATTTTAAATTCGCGAAGATGACTAAGACTAATACTGAATTATCTAATCAAGACTACTTACAAGTAACAGAGATTATATCTATTCCGGTAGAAACTACAGTGAATCTTAGACAAAGAAATGACATCTCAATAAATGAATGGGATAATAGATATCAACCAAAAGAAGTTGAATATCACAACTACAACAGAGTTTATTCTCAAGAACCTACTCTAGTTCAGACAACTGGAACTGGATTTAAGTTTAAAGCAATAAATGAGTTCGACACTAAGATTGTTTCTTCAAGTAAAAAGATTGCCGGTGAATTCATAGACAATTGGACAAACTTCCTAGAGAATGAAACTAGAACGCTTGATGGAAGATACGGACCAATCAATGGTGTTGCTAAATTAGAAGATGAAATATTCACTTTTCAAGATACGGCAATAGCAAAGATATCAATTGAACCAAGAGTACAAACAACTGCTAGAGATGGATTGGCAATTCAAATTGGAACAGGTTCAGTGTTAAACAACCATACTTATCTTTCAACTGAATCAGGAACAAAGAATAAATGGTCAGTAGCATCAACATCTAATGGAATTTATTACTACGATGTAATAAATAGATCTATTGGTCAAGTTGGACAAGGAGTTGTAAGTTTGTCGGAAGCTGCAGGATTACATAGTTTCATGACTAATAACACGAAACTTGAAGACTTGGCTCAGGACAATCCGCTAATTGGAAGAGGTGTTTCTATTGGATACAATAATATTGACAATGAGATATACATGACTTTCTTGCAGTCAATACCTTCTTATACAATAGCTTACAATGAAAGTAAAAAAGCATTCACTAGTTTTTACGACTATAAGCCAGCTGTTTATATCAACAAAGGACAAAGAATGATTACCACTAATCCCGGAAGGAACTCTGGTTGGCAACATTTCAGTGGAATAAGAAATCACTTTTATGGATCTAACTATGAATCTTCTATAACTTTTCTTGCGGCGCCTGGAGTGGACAACGACGTTGTTTTCAACAATGCTGAATACAAAATGGAAATGACTACTTCTAGTGGAGTTGATTTGCCAAACAGTACATTCACGTCAATAAGACTTTGGAATGAATACCAAGACACAGGAGAGGTTAGTTTAGTTTTAAGATCAAATCTTAAGAGAAGATTTAGAAGTTGGAATATAGCATTTCCTAGATCAATGAATGGAGCTTTAAAAACTAGAGATAGAATTAGAAATCCATGGAGTTACATAAAATTAACTTTAAATAATCCTAACGGATACAAGATGGTTGCTCATGATGTAACACTATCTTATACAGAATACTAATTTGTTGTTATAGTTAATAGCAAGATTGTCAATAAAACTTAATACATTTGTATTATAAACAAGATAGAGATGATAAATTATTTAGATAATCCTGAAATCAATAAGCCTGAGGTAGAAGAAATTCAACCTCGGGATTTTTTGTATAGGGACTTAAGAGATAAGCATCCTGAATTAGAAGAAGTAAGCAAAAGAGAATATGCTTACAACAAACAACTTCAGGAAGAGCTTGAAGGAGAAAGACTCGATGGAAAGACATGGAGAGATGATTATGATTTTGATGAAGAGATGAATGTTAGTCAACTAAGTTCAGATTCTCTTATTGAGAAAGAGGACTCGTTTAATTCCGAACAAGAGACACATCTTTCATACGGAGGAGATGAATCAATATCTGGAACAAGTAACAGACTGACTGAATTCAAAGGCGGAGGAACTCACGAACAAAACTCTCTTGGAGGAATACCATTAGGTATTGGAGCCAACGGAAAGAGAAATTCAGTAGAAGAAGGAGAAACTAGATATGAATTCGATGACGGAGGATATATCTTCAGTAACAGAATAGACACAACCGGATTATTTAAAGACGCGATAGAAGCTAGAAATAAAATAAAATAAAATATGTTACAACCAAAAAAGAAACAAGGAGATATAAAGCAACAGAAAGATCTCGATTGGATAGAAAAAGCAATGGGTGTAGCGACGCATCCGTTTACTGCATTTGGATATGCAGCAAGAAACGAGGGCCTTCCTGATAATTTTGAAAAAGCAGATAACACTAATAAGTTTGACGACATAATAGGAATGATAAATCCTGCTAGAAGATTTAAATCAGGAGTAGACGCAATGGAAGATATAGGGAAAGCAGATTTTACGGGAGCAGCTCTTAACGCATTAGGTGCAATAAATCCTTGGAAAGTAAGCGCATCTACAACAAGTCAAGTAGTTTCAAGATTGTCTAGGAACAGAAAAGTTGCAGATGCTTTTCATTATGCAATAGGAAAAGCTCCAATGGCCGACAATATTATTGAAGGAGTTACAGGAAAAGATTTAGCTTCGTCTAGAGAAATAATTCTTAAAGAAGAAGCAGCAAATAAAAAAAAATTAAAAAAATAAAGATATGAATATAATGCTAGAACAATTCAATCTACCTAGGTACATAGACGGACTTAGTTTCGCAGATGCGAGTAAGAGAATTCAATATAAATTCAAAGACAGAACTGATCCTGAATCAATAAATACTGAAAAGGAAATGCTTGACAGACTTAAGCAAATGCAAGAGCATGTAAAAGCTCAGCAAGAAGCTCAAGAGGAACCTGAAAGAAATGGAGGGGATTTAGTCGCCGGGTCAGAAGGAATGCCTTTAGATGAAGAGGAAATAACTCAAGAGTACAATCAAGAGCAAGGAGCAGAAGAAGATTTAATGAGTCAAATACAAAGTGCTTATGGAGGAAATCAATACGCTTATGGTGGTCCAGGAGAAGAAATTCCAGCTACTAAAGCAAACATAACAAGTAAAGTTGTAGGTCTTACCGGAATAGAAACTTCTCCAACTAATGAAAACATGGACTTTGATACAAAGCAAATTGTTAGATATCAACCGGGAGTTACTTCGGGAGAGACTGGAAAAAGTGGATTCTATTTATACAGTAAGAATGCAGGTGAACCTGGATTTGATCCATTAAGACATAGAGAATTTGTTAATCAAGAAGAAATGACGGCTGTTCAAAGAACTCCTCAATGGAAAGCTTACATGCAAGGACAAAGTAAAATGGCTTTAGGTGGAGATGAAGAAGACTTGCATTCCATGCCTGAAACTGCAAAGCAAAGATTCTCTCCAGTAATACCCGCAAATGACCAATCAATATCTTCATCAATAATGTCATTAGCCAAAACAGCTAGTAGCGTTGGAGCTGATGGAGAAGATAAAGAAGAAACTAATGATTTTGAATTTGGAGGAGATCCAAGTGAATACTACCAGAATAACAATCCATACTTCACTACAAATCCTGGTCAAATAAATCCAAAGGTAAGAGAAGAAGGAATCAATCCTCAAACGGCAAGTCAGCTTAGTTCTGTGTCTGGATACAATCCTCAATCTAATCCTAGTCCTTCTATGGGTCCAGCCACAAGCGGAATTTCAGATGGAGCAGGAAAAGCTGCCGGAGGTTCTGGCCCGGGAGTTGCAGGTTATGCTCAAATGGGAGCCACAGCAATAGAACTTGGTCAAGAAGCTTTTGGTCCAACAGGAGTAGACACATCGGGTAGAGTTAAAGTTGAAGGTAAAAAAGCTGGTAATGCCGCATTAGCTGGTGCCGCAAAAGGAGCTTCTGCCGGAATGGTATTAGGGCCATGGGGAGCAGCCGCTGGAGCAGTTATTGGTGGAGCCGCAGGATTCTTTGGAGCAAAGAAGCAACAGAAAGATGCAAACATTGCTAATAGAAATGCTACTTATGCAGACGCCGCTGTAAATGACAGTCAGTTTGCTGAAGGAGGTAATGAAAATCCATTTGGGCCTAGACCCAAATCTGTAGCAGAAACGTTAATGGCAGTTGGAAAAAATTCTAATAAACCTAAATACAAACCGGCAGTTAATTTTGACTCTCTTGATAAAGAGTACAGAGATTTTAAGAGTGCTAAAATGGACACTATCTCAAGAAATAATCAAGTTGTGCCAAGCGGAAAGTATATAAAATTAAATGGTGGTAGAAACAAGCTTGCTGAAGTAGACACTGCATTGATTGATGCAGTTGAAGCTGCTGAGAAAAGAGCGGGGCTTAAAAGAGGTGATCTTGGAGCCACAATAAATAGAGAATCTAATTATGGAGGTCAATACGGAAAGGGCATGAACTACGGTAAAGAGATTAAAAAAATGGGTTCTACAATAGATTTACTTTCTATGTCAAACAACTATAAAGGTAATGACAAGTATGTAGGATCAGAGCCGTTAAGACATTTTGCTGATTTAAAGGCTCCTGGAGTTAAAGCTACTAAAGACTTTCATGGACAGTATTACCAGATATCTGATAAGAAATTACTTGACGAGTATATTAGAAAAAATCCTAAAGCTGTAGAAGACTATAATAAGAAGCTTCGTTCTGGACCGACAGTAGGTAAAAAGAATAGCTTGGACTTCTTAGCAGATGACATGAAAGCTGTTGGTAATACTCAGAAGTATAGAAAACAATATAATCCTGGAGACAAAAACTACGCTAATTTAATGGAGCAAGACGCTAAAGATCTTGCCAATGAAAAAGCATACAATCAATATCTAGATAAAAATAAATTTGCGTTAGGAGGTGAAGAAATGAATAGATTTGACGGAGGAGGAAAAGAAAAAGGAAAGGCTAAGCCAAAATCAAGAGAGACTATTGAATCAGTAGGAACTATTACGCCTGCAGAATTAAAGAAGTTAGATAAGATTTACACAGGTAAAGACACACTTGAGTCTAGTTTGCTTAATGAAGATAATTATGTAAAGGAAAGTAAACTTGGTTTAATAAAACTTCCTAACTTAGGAAAGAAGCAAGCTGACAAGATGACTGCGATGCAAAAACTTAAACTTACTGGAATTGATGTTGCTGAATTTGCAGGAAACAATAAAGACGCATTAAGGTATGCTCCTGCAATTGGAAACATAATGCAATTAGCTAATCTAAAAAAACCAGAACAAGAAACTACTCCTGAATTAAGTACTAGATACAAGAAAAATGTAGTAGACGAACAAGGATTGGTTAATTTAGTTAGAGAAGAAACTGCCGGTAACAGAGAAGCCATATTGTCTTCTTCAGAAGGTTCCGGAAATGCAGCTAGAGCAAACTTACTTGGAACTCAATTAAACGCAACAAAAGCTTTAAGCGATGCATTTATGAAAAGTCAAGAAGCTAATGCTAGAGAGAATGCTCAAGAACAGTCATTTAATCTTGGAGTTGATACAACTAATCTTCAACAACAAACTCTTGCTCAGGATATTAGAGCAAGAAATAAAGGTGCTTATGATACAGAGAAAAGTAGATTAAAAACTGCCATAGGTGCTGACTTAGGTGGAATTGGTCAAGAAGAATTGTACAAGAAATTCCCTGAGCTTATGGGTTCTGATTATGACTGGAAAGGTAAATACAAGAAATTACTTGCCGATCAGAAATTAAAAGACGCGGCTACAGAATAATAAATAACAAGATTAAAACTTAACCAACGAGACTAGCTTAGCTTAACTCGTTGGTTATTTTGTATAATAATAACAAAGTGATATAGAAAAACACGTATAATACTAATTTTATAATTACTTTTGTAGTCAAGACAATAAAATCTTCTAAAACATAGATAATGAATAGATACACATCACTAAGCACTGGATCATTTAAACCTCTGGATTTACAGACAATAATGATGATTCCAATGGCTAAGCAAAAGCAACATGACGAAGCGCAAAGTGCTGCTAATGAATATGCTGCATTACAAGCATCTAGTCTAGAACAAGACAGAGAGGCTGTCACAGGAAAGCTAGAAAGCTTGAGAGGTGAAGCAAATAAAATAACAGCTACTTTATTAGATAGAGGAGTTGATAGAAACACTATGGCTAAACTTAATGAACTTAAGAGGTCTAAAGAAAAAGAATTCGGACAACAAGGATTGATTGGTAACGCGCAAGCGAATTACTCCTCAGCTTCAGCATTTGTTAAAGATCTTACTGAAAAGAAAGAAAGACAGGCCGGATGGTCTCCTTCTGAAGCAAAGAAATGGGCTCAAGCTCAAGTAGCATCATTCAAAGGAACTGATGCAGGAGCAGGAAAATTCAATTCTTTCTCAGGAAAAGAACTTGAAGATTATGTTGATACTAATAAATGGATTAACGACAATATCGCCAAGGTCGCCGCAGATACAGATCCAATCATGCTTCAAAAGTATGGGACTGTTGCTCAATTCGAAACTGCATGGAAGAGTGGAACGGTAGAGCATAAAGATGCTTCCAAAATAATCAAGGCATTGGCGCTTCAAGCTCAATATGACCATAAATTACAAGCCTCGTTAAAACAATCTTCTGCCTTTTCTGGAGAAAAAGATCCAACAAATATTGGTGAATACCAAATTGTAAAGAAAGACGGAGTTAGTAAGGAAGTATTTGTTCCTAAATCTTACTTTGGAGCCCAATTACTTGGAGCTGCTACAGGTGCCGCTTACAGAAAAGAAGACGCTAAGTATACAATGGTTACAGATCACGTAGGAATAGCAATGATGAATAGAGGCTTAGACGAGAAGGCTGCAAATGACATGGTTATTGCTGCAGATTCAGGATTACTAGATATTCCTCCTGTTAAATATGAAGATTTAAAATCTAATCTTGGTATAGCTAAAGGAGAGATAGATTCTACTTCTTATCAATTGAGAAAGAAAGCTGAAGCTCTTAAAGGAAAAGGAATTGATCCAAGAACTGATGATGAATGGAATAGATTAAATAATGCCAATCAACAAGCTGGTATTAAATATCAAAACTTATCTTCTAATCTTAATGCAATTTACGAAAGAGCTAATGCCGGCATGAATAATATCGATAGAAGAAGAGTAGCAGAGGGTGCTAGTATTGATACTAGAATAGACAACATGCTTAAAAATGCTCCTTCTTTTGGAGAGAAAATTAGAGGTCTTTTTGGAGGAGAATTAGTTCAAAGAGATTACAGAAAAGCTCAAGAGAAAAAACTAGGACTTACTGATTCTCAAAGAACAAAACTTTCAATGATGATTATACCAAATGAAAGCGCATATAAATTTGAAGTTAAAAAATTAATAATGCTTAATAAAGGCTTATTGTTTCCTAAAAATGGAAGTGTTAATCAAGCTTACGGAGAGTATCTTGCTAAAACTGATTCTTATGAAAAGAAAGCTAAGAATTATCTTAAAGACAACCCTGCAGCAGCAAGTTACCAAACATTTGATGGATCATCAACAGGTAAGTATTCTAGTGTTACTGGAGCCGCTCAAAAAGCACTTACTGATTCATTCAACGCTCGTGGAGGTCAAGGATGGAAAGAAGCTAATTCAGGCGCATCGTTAGATGAATTTAGAGATGCTCAACCAAAAGGAACTAAGTATTACGTAATGCCAACAAATGGTTATGATTTAGCTGGAAATCCAATTGAAACTTTAGTTGCTAAAGATAAAGACGGAACGTTCCTTGCTGCAAGAGCCATAACAAGAGGAGAGCAAGGTAAAATCCTTCAAAGACAAGTTGGACAATCTTTAGTTAATTCAGGAGCATACAAAAACGATGGATATAGAATGATTAAGAATTCATATTACGCAGGAGATGTAGGAGGAATGGGAATTCATCAACAATCATTTTCTCATGGAGTTATTCCAAATCAAGAAACTAAAGACGGTCAATTACTTTATGTTGAGAAAATAAGAAAAGAAGATGAAGGATCAGAATCTTTTGTAGTTTACAAGATAGATAAAGACAGATATAATAAAAGTGGCGGAAAAGATGTGGTTAAAAGCAAAGGTCTTCCAGCAGGAGGAGTCGATGCAGTTATAGACATATTAGATGCTTATCAACGATAATAAATAAAAACATGGCAGAAGAAAAAGATTTCAACATAGTTAGTTCCGAAGAATCAGTTAAGACAATTGATAAAGGACCAAAAATAGATCCGCCAGTAAAAGCACCAAAATTAAAACCACAGGAGTACGACGTTGCTCCTGGTGGAATTGATAGAAAAAGCTTAGGTAAAAGAGACGTTAATTATCACGTAGGTATTGATGTTGAAGATTACAAAACTGATTACAACAGAGGCAATATAGTTCTTGGCCCAGGAGGAGTTGAGGCTCTTAATGAAGATAGAGCCAATCAACAAGGATGGTTTGAGCAAGCAAGAAACATGGTTGGGCAAGCTGTTGTTGGAGAGGTTATTGGTGGTACTATAGAAGGACTTGGTTATATTGGAGAGATAGGAAGCGCCATAGATTATCTTGGAGGAACAGAGCAAAACTGGGGAAACTGGATGACTGAACTTGGTAAAGACACTCGTGAATTTGCTCAAGAGAATATGGCTATTCATCAAGTAAAAGATTCTGGAATGGGAGATTCCGGATGGTGGTTTAGTAACGGAGTTTCTGTTGCTTCATCATTGTCTATGCTTATTCCTTCCGGAGCCGCAACTAAAGTATTAGGAATGCTTGGTAAAACTGCTTCTAAAGGAGCCGGTATAATCAGCAAATCTTTAGATATAGCTTCAAGAATGGGTAAGTACGAAACATGGATGGCAGAAGGAATTACTCAAGCTATAGTTTCAAGACACATAGAGAACTCTATGGAAGCTTCAGGAGTATTTAACGAACAAAAAGCATCACTTCAGTCTAGAATTAATCCAAAAACTAAAGAGTACTTCACAGAAGAAGAAGCAACTCAATTGGCATCAGAAGGAGCTTCGTCTACTTACAGATCTGACTGGGCGATGTTGCTTCAAGACATACCTCAATACTTGGCATTAGGAAAAGTATTCAATCCGGTGTCTATGAAAATGGAATCTAAGATTGCTGAAATAACTGCAAGTGGAGTTAAGCCAGGAATAAAAGGAGCATTAATGGCCGGAGGTGCAACATTCGCATCAGAGGGTGCGGAAGAATCTTACCAATATTATGTAGCTGAGAGAGGTAAATTACTTTCTGATTTAAAAGCAGGATTAATTACTGAAAAAGAATACGATCAAAAAACAAGTTCTAAAATTGGCGACAAGGAAATGCTTACTTCTGCCTTCTGGGGAGGATTAGGTGGAAATATTTTCCAAGCGGCCGGTAAAGGAACATCTGAATTGTTTAAATCTACAGAAAGAAAAAATGCAGAAGCAAACTACGCTACGATACAGGGTGACTACATCGCTAGACGTGGAGCTTCATTTCAATTAATGCAGAATGAAATTGCAAAGGCTGACCAATCTGGAGATCCGGTTAAAAGACAAGCTGCAATTGACGGTTCTGGAGTACACATGGCAGTAGATGCTATCGATAACGGAAAATTTGCTGAGTATATTGAATCCTTACAAGGAATGTCAAAAATGTCTCAAGCTGAGCAAGCTGGATTTGAAAAAGATTTAGGTATTGAATTAGATCCTGAATTGTTTAAGAAATACGTTCCTAGCTTGATATCACAAGCTCATAGCATAAGAGAAAGTTATCTTAAGCATTCCAATAAGTACGATAGTAATATTGCTGCTAAAATGGCTTCAAATGACCATTATATAAAATCATTTGATAATAGAACAAAAGAAGTTACTAAGGAGATTCAAAACATAAAAGATTCAGTTCCTAATGCAGACAAATTAACTAGTCATTATCAGGATAAATTCTCAACAAAAGGAAATTTAGTTGCTCTTAAAAAAGCAAATGAGATTCACGAAGCTGCAATGAAAAATACTGAATCAAAGTATCAGATAGAAAACAGACAGGCCTTAATAGACAAGAATAAAAAGATAATTGATAAGTTAAATCTTAAAATGGTTGAACTTAATTCAAACGATCCAAGAACAAAAGATGAGAAAGATAGCGACAAGTTAATTGGCGCTGGATATGAGCAATCTTCTGAGGATCTTATAGTAAAAGCTACAGAGCATACTCTACTTACTGACGCTATAAACTTGATGCAAAAAGAAAACATTAAGCTTCAATCTAAATCTCATCAGGCAGAATTAAGAATGGTTCAAATGAGAAATAGAGTTAAGAGTCTTAAATCAGTAGAACAGGCAATGCAGGCTAAAGCTAATATTGATGAAGACACAAAAACTTCAAAAGAAAAGAAAGCTGAACTACACGCGTTGGTAGATAAAAGAATTGATGAGATAGCTATAGAAGAGAAAAATAGTGCCGCTAAAGCTAAGCAAGACGAGCATAAAACAACTCTTACTAAAGAAGGTCAAGCTTCAGCTATAAACAATCCAACCGCTGTTCCAGACGCCAATATAATTCCAGTAGGAAAGAATTTAGAAGATGAACTTGCCGGAGAAGAGGTTGATATTCATGGAGCAATGGTTAAACAAAGTGACATTGCTAAGAAAAAAATGTCAGAAGCCTCAGAGAATACTAGTATTTATGGGGCTACTGGTAATAAAAATTACAATGACTGGATGTTAAATGGAAAGAACAAGATAGGAACTCCGGTTACTATTCAACCAGGCACAGTAGTTTATGCAGGAGCTAAGCAACCTCAATTAGTAAAACAAGCAATAGATGACTTCAATAATGGAATCATAAATGCAAACGTATACAATCATCTTCCTTTGAAAGTAATCATAGATAAGCAAGATGGAGATACTGAATTTGACGAAAGAAGTGCATTCTTGTCAGCTAGACTTGAAGGGCAAAATTCAGGATACGAAGCAGCTTGGGCCAGACAAGACTTTCCTATTAGAAAAGCATTTATAGATCAAATGAATTCTAATCCATCTAAAACTACTACTTCAAAAGTAACTGTTCAATATGGAGGAAAAGTTAATGCGTCACCAGCTATTGATGGAGTAATACCAGAGAATAACATTGGTGATTTACAACACTTAGGTCCAATAATGGATGAATTGTTTGATTTAAAAGGAGCTCAAGCATCGCCAGATCAAGTGACTCAGGCTATAGAAGAAAGCTTAATGTATACAAATGAATTCGGAGAGTTAATGAATATGGATGGCGAGCGTCATAAAGAATTTGTTGGTAGACAGTTAACGCTTCCGTTACTTACTGGAACTACCGGAGCCAAGACTCCAATGAGAGGTACAATATTTTTATCAGTACCAAAGGCTGATGGAACTAAATTTCCATTAAAACTTAACGTTAAAAAGCATAGTCAAAATGAAGCTGAAATAATAGCAGGATTGTTGACTTCTGTAATCACTAAAGAAAATAAGTTTGAAACTCCTTTGTCACAAATGAAGGAAGAAACAAGACTTAAGATTCTTGAAACAATGAAAGAAGAGTTGGGCGCCATGGAGAAAGCAGATCCTTCTCTAATGGATATAGTAGATTTCTTTACATACGTGTCTCCTCAAACTGAAGGTAAAGCTTCAGAGTTGTTTATTAGCGGTGAGTGGGTCAAGTTTGGTAATGCAGATTTAAAAGTTACTCCAAAATCTTTATTCAATCATGAGAAACTAGTTGAGTTTTTAATGAATACTAAAAGAAGACAATTTAATGTTGGATTGTGGCAATCTTCACCGGCATATAGAGATTACGCAATATCTTCTGGATTGATAAATACTGATGCGGTAACTAACGGGCCTTTATTTGGAGGTAAAACTGATATTTATATTAAAGCTCCTGACACTGTTAAACCAGTTCCAGTCTCTAATCCAGCTCAACTATTACAACACACTCCTCCGGTGCCAGGAGGAAAGCCTAAATCTGAAAGAAGAAAGATGTCAGAAAAAGCTGGTACGTATTCAGACAAATCAACCAACGGTAAATTCGCTGCAACATACTATGACTCTTCTAATACTGCTGTAGAAATATTAAGAGATACTGCAGAATTAGCAAAACAAGCAGTTAATGACAAGTACAATGCAGAGAAAGTTTCTGGTCCTGCTACAAAGGTAGTTGTTCAGACTCAAAAAGTAAAAAAAATAGATAGTTCCCCAACTGTAGAATCAATTGAAAAAAGAAGACAAGAAGATTTAGCTAAATTAGAATATAAATTTGGAAAATTTGAATTTAATACTTCAGAAGCAGAAGGTGGTGTAATTAATGGTCAAGACGATAAGTTTGTTGTAAGTATAGCATTAAAAGCAAATACTAATACAGGTTATTTAAATTCAAAAGCTTTAAGTGGTAGATTTGATACAAGAGAAGAAGCTAAAGCATTTGTTGAAGAAACTGTAATACCAAAAATAGCAGAAAAAGTTAATGCTAAATATGATGCTGAATTAAAAGCGCTTAACTCAGAACAAAACGACATGTCAAACTTGCCTGATCAGGATACTAATGAAATAAAAGTTGTGATTAAGAAAGATTCTAAAAGTAATTTCAACTTAGTTATTAAAGATGGAGGGATAGTTGTTAATGAAAAAACTGGTAAAGAATTAGATCCTAAGAAAGACTTTAAATTAATCAACAAAGCTTTACTTAAATCAGGACTTCTTAAGTATGAAAAAATAACTATTGGTAATCAGGTTTATGCAGCGACTGCATTAAATACTATAATCAATATTACTCCAGGCTCAGCTTCTAATGGTAATGAAATCTTATCTACATCGTCAGTTGGAGCCAAAGTAATGGCAAAATACACCGGTAAATTTACAGGTAAAACTGAAGAGGTTGGTTCTGAAGAAATCATAACTACTACAGGAGAAGACTTAGTTAGAGAAATGTTATACAATGGTAAAATGATAACTGATTTTACGGTATCAGAACAAGCTTTGATAGATTCAGTTCCTCTTGAAATGAGAATATCTATAAAAGAACAGGCAGATGCATATAGCGCTGAACTTCAAGCAAGTAAAAATCCAGAAGAAGAATCACCTAAAATTAGTGATCCAAAAATGCTATTAATGGGAATGAATTCAGTAGATTTGTCAAATGAATTAGCGATAGAGCAAGAACAAGCGGATTTATCTGCTCTTGATGAAATTAATAATTCAACTAGTACGCTTGATATTCAATTAGAAACTGAGAAAGTCCCTGATTTTAATCAAGTTAGCAATGATGATGTTAATCTAGCTCAATACAACGAGGAAGATTCATTGTCAGATTTTTATAATGATTTCCAAGATGAAGCAGGTTGTGGATTCTAAAACAATATATAGCCCTTTTAACGAAGGGCTATTTTTTAACAATTTAAAATAATAAATATGGCTTGTAAAGTATTTGCAAAGACAGATGGGAGAGAATCCGGACTGTACAAAGAACTTGAAAGAATCTTAGGAGAAGACGCGGCACTTGCTGAGTATTCTAAAATTAGTGGAAATAAATTCATAGAGCTTTTTGGAGACTATGCTACTTCATTTTCAAATGGACATTCAGAAGATATTAATTTACCTTTAGGATCTAAAATCTCTACTAGAGTTAATGACCAAGGTGAGCCTAAATTGATTAGAAAAAGAGTAATCAAAGGAGACAAAGTTACTGAATACGATCAGTATTACTTCCAATTTCCTAATGGAATAAGAAAATACATTAACAAAATTAAGTTTCCTGGAATGACTTCAGATCAATCCGAAGAAGTTTCTAAAATAATTCTTAATGCATTTGTTACTGAAAATATGGCTGAGAACTTTGAAGATTTATCAAAATTAAATCCAAAGAAAGTAATCTCTACTATAGAAAACTTTATTCAAAACTACAAAAACTCAGTATCTGATCCAGAATTATTGAGAAGAGCTGATTTGGTTTTAAAATACAAAGAAGATTTTAAGATTGAGGTGTTGAATAAAATTGAAGAATTAGGCTTAACTTATCGTCAAAGCATTCTTAATGAAAAAGGAGAATACGAAACTGAATTAGGAGAAGATGAGAAAGCAGGAGGAATAAATATTGCTGAATCATTTGAAACTAATTCAAAAGAAACAGCTCCAGCAAGAATTAAATTAGTTCTTAGTTTATTGCCGGACACTGAAGGTAATCCTGAGTTTTCTGCTGCTTCAAAAAGAGTTGCTGAAAGACATAAATTAACTCAAGTTCAAGTCAACGGATTGAGACAAAGACATTTAAAAGGAGAAGTTATTGGAAATCTTAGCGAGCAGGATGTAAAAGATCTTTCTGTTCCAAGGATTCGCCACAAAAGAGACTCTTTCTTAGGTAAAGCTAAGTTTGCAGAATTCGATGATGTTTGGGGTACGCTTCAGCCATTATTGTCAGATATAGTATCTCACAATAGTAATGGCGATGATTTAGTCAACGCATTGGACATAATGAAGATTGAAATGAAAGCTTTAGCTTCAGTTAAGCCATGGATGGGCGGACTATTAGAAAGAGTAAACAAAATGGACCTCAATCAACAAGCTCAATTTGTTCAAACTTTTGCTAAATCAAAACTTAACTTTTATGTAACTGAGGTAGATAAAGCCACGAATAAGTATAAAATAATCAATGCTACTTCTACCAATTCAAGAGACAGTAAAATACGAGGTCAGTGGGGGGTTAAATTCGCTAAGATATTCACTAATGGAGGTGAATTAACTGATGATGCTAGGGATGCTATCGCTCAAACTAAGATTGCTCTTACTGAGAATATGAGAGATTTTGGTCAATTAATAGCTGGACAAGAGCATCCGGTTCAAATGAGACAAGTTATGTTGCAAATACCAAAAGTAGTTGATTTATTCAACGGGCTTGGCGCCGACATAACTAATAACGATGTTATTTCTTATATGAGAATGACAGGTGGAGAAGAAAAAGCCGTTGAGTCAATACTTGATTTATTCAAATCAACTGACTACATGCTTAAATACATACTTGATCCAAAGACATCATTGGTTGCCGGAGATGAGAAAGTAAATCCATTTGACAACCAAGAAGTTGTGAAATTATTATCAAGAGCAAAAGCTTTGTTTGAAATAAATATGGCTGAAAACAATGTTCTTGCTAATAATGGTAAAAGTTATTTTGCTTATTCTAATCCATCTTACCTACATAACGTAATAAATGAATGGAAAAGAGACGCTTCTGAATTAGATAAACTTGCAGTAAGTGCTTATCATAAAGGATCTCTTTGGCTTAAATACTTGCTTAACGCAGAGAAGAGTAGACAAGGAGTTTTAATAGCTTCAAATGCAAGTAAAAGAGAAAAAGAATCAAAAAGAAGAATCTCAGAAATACAAATTGGACTAGATAGTTCATTCAAATCTAAAGGAGAAAATGACGGTAAAGACACCAAAGAAATCTCACCTGTCGATGCGCTTAACAACGCAATCGCTAAAACTCTTGGTCATAAAGCTGGAGGAAAAAATTACGCACAAACTCTTCTTGCTGCTGATAAAGGTAGAAAGATTGAGATTGAAGGTATGCCAACTTTTGATTCCAAAATTGACTATGTTGATGGAGAGTGGTATATTAATGATGAGACCTTAAGTGTTTTATCAGATTACTTTGAAGATGAGTACAATAGAATGAAAAAAGTTAGCAACGAACTTGCGACTTTAAGTCCTGAAAAATTAATAGTACACTATCACACTGTAGGTAAGGGTATTCCTAATGGACTTAAGTCACAGACTTTTCCTAGCTTATCTCCAGAGAACATGGATAAAGATTCTTTAGAATACATTACTTTATATAAAGACGGATTACCATTGGGCCAAGAAAACGGAATGTATTCAACTTCCGGAATGACTAATGAGCAAAAAGCTATAGTTAAAGAATCAATAAAAAAAGCATTAGTAACTAGACTAGATGAGAACTTAAAGAACATGGACGACATGGGAATTATTCACACTGCTGAAGTTGCGACAAACTTATCTGTTGATGAGAACATAATTGGAGCCTATGAAGGTTCTAGAGATCCGGTTCGTGCAATGTCTGGAGACTTCTTTATGAATAGTATTATAAATACAATTGAGTATAACAAATTATTCTTAGGAGATCCTGCATACTTTAAAAACATGTCTGACATGATTAAGAGAACTCCGGCGTCATATACTGATGGATTACAATTGTTTCTATCGCTTAATGACCATGTGTATTTTAATCAAGCAACTGTGAAAGGAGTTGAAATATCTTCTAGATATGTAGATTTAATTAGAGAGTCTGTAAAAGACAAATCTATTGCTGACGCATACACTAAAGGCGGGGTCAACTCAACTGATGCTCAAGCCTGGATTACTCCAAGAAGATGGAAATTTCTTAAAGAAAGATTAGGTCAATGGACTACTGGTCCAGAATCTCATCAATCTGCTTGGGAAAAAATGATGTATGTTAATCCTAAAAATGGAAAAGTAGGTCAAAAGCTATCTAAAAATGAAATGAAATTAGTTGCTCAGCCAATGAAAGGAGTTTACTTTGAGCTTAATTCTACTGTCCCTGTTTATCTTAAATACTCTCAAGCAGTACTTATACCACAGCTAGTAAAAGGAACTCCTATGCAAGCTCTATTGGATAAAATGACAAAAGATAAAGATGGAAATACTCTTTCTGGTAAAGATGAGATACACGAAGTTGTAACTATTGACGGAATTAAAGTTGGAGCTACTGCGCCTACACTAATTCACGAACCAAATGGAGACATGAAAGTTGATTTTGAATTGAATCCTGTTCCTTTAAAGAATAGAGGTTGGAAATTACAACAAGATCTTCCGACAAAACTTGCTCACGAGACAATGGTTGGTTCACAAATTCAAAAAAATATCTTGGCTGGTATAGATGTAAATGGAACTTACAACTTCAATGGAGAAGAAATTCAAGGAGATAAAGTTCTTGAAATGATACACTCTACATTATCTAACTTATCTGACATGGGTAAAGCTAGTTTAATGGAAGAATTTGACATTAAAGAAGATCTATCTACTGGTAAAATGAAGATAAATAACATGGATAGAGTTTACTCTTCTCTTATATCTGAGTTTAAATCAAGAGGTGGAAATGACAACATACTTGCAGCACTTGAGAAAGATTTGCCATTTGACGCAATACCTCAAATTAGAAATAAAGTTGAGAATGTGTTTATGTCTATGATGAATAAGCAGTTGACAAAGGTCTACACCAATGGTGGTTCATTTATTCAAGTTAGTCAATTTGGATTCGACGCTATTAGTGATATTGAGAAATCTGGTATTAAGATTGTGTCTGACAATTACGATAAGAAAGGATTGAAACCGCCACATTACGACAAGGCAACTAAAACTTATATGCCTGGCCAATGTTTCATGCCTCACTCAGCATTACTTAAATTACTTCCGGAAGGAACTGATTGGAATGGAATGTCAGGTAAGCAATTAATGGCAATGATAGATCCTTCTGCTTTGCAGCTGGTTACTTATAGAATTCCTAATCAAGGAATGTCGTCTAATGACGCGATGGAAATTGTTGGAATACTTCCTCCAGGGGTTGGAGATTCAATAATTGCATACGATGCTGTTCCGGCTAAGACTGGTTCGGATTTTGATATTGATAAAATGTATGTAATGATGCCAAATCTTCATGTAGATAAAACTACTGGAAAAGTTACTGCCGTTCCTCACGATGAGAATTCAAAAAGCATGAAGGCTGTTCAGAATAGATTAATTGATTTGTATTCTTCAATTCTTAAGAGTGAATCCGCTTACGATAAGGTTATGACTTCTATTGATGCGTCATTTTTCAAGGACGATATTGTTGGAATGTTTCCGGAGACTTCTCTGGAAGATTTGACTTTTTATTCTCCTGCCTACCAAATGAAAACTAAGTTTGAATACTTATCCGGAAAGATTGGTGTTGCTCAAACTGCGAATCAACTTGTAGATCACATGGTAAATAGACACCAGAACATAACTTTTGACGGATACTTAGGTATAGGTGCCAAAGACAATTTTGGTAATACAAAGTTTGATAATGAATACGATATAAATGATGGACACGCTATTGCAGATGCAATCTCAGCTTTCTTGAATGCTTATGTGGATATTGCTAAAGATCCATACATTTCTAGAGGTAATCACAATGGAATAACTTCAGGAGTTACCTTTATGTTGTTGCGCGCTGGAACTCCAGTTGAATGGGTAAATAGATTTGTTGCTCAGCCAATGCTTTCTGAGATGACTAGAACGACAAAAAATTCAGAAGGTATAACTTCTCAAGAATTAGCAATTGATGGTGAAAGATTTAATGCTACTGAGTTTGTTAGAAAGTCAAATGGATTAGGTAAAAAACCTGTAAACGCTATTGATGTTGAAAACTATGTTAAAAAGTATTCTTTTAAACAATTAGAAGAGACTATTAAAAAGTTCAGCGAAGACAAAGACATGAGTAATTTCACTGAAGAAGAAGTAGCAATGCAAGAGGAAACTCTTAATATTTTTGAGTACTTTCAAGAGAAATCAAAATTCTTTGCTGAAGCTGTAGGAGCGTCTAAAACTCCTGATGCAGGAGATTTTGCTCAAATGATGGTTGCTAAAAACAAGTATGAAAATGTATTATTCAACGACAAAATTCAAGGTTTTGTTGATAAATTTAAAGATACATTTACAGGTACTTATAGACAAAATGGTATTGATTGGGTTAATAAGTTAGTCGTAGATAATGATTTATTCATATCTGCAAATCCAACTCTTCAATCAACAATAAACAACATGTCTGAAAGAACTGGAAAAGGAGCATTATCTACAAATGAAGAGTTTATAAAAAGCATTTCTGCTGATTTCTATTCTTATGCTATGTCTGGACTTGACATCTTTAAAGACAACTTGAAAGACATAGATGTGTTATTCCGACAAGTTCCGGAAGATATATACAAAATGAAAGAAGATGGATCTACTAATTTCTTAATACAAGAACTAGAAATAAGAAGTTCTGCAGGATATAACTTCTTGAAAATTAGTAGCAAGAATAAGCCTAAGACTTATAATAATAAAATCTATAGAGCTTGGGTTGAACTATTAAGAAGTAATATTAAAGAAGAAAGAGTTTTAGGAAATAGACTGATTAGATATGCATTTAGCCAGTCTGGATTTAAAACTAATCTAAATCAATTCTTTACTCATATTCCTCATGAAGCTTTAGTTAATGCAGGAGTATCAGAACACATCAAAGCTATTCATCAAGAAATGAACGCTATGGACTTGAGTGAAGATTTTAGGGACCAAATGTTCAGACACTCTTCTGCTGATAGAAAGATAGTTCAAAGAGTATCTTCTAAAAACATTAAGAGAGTTGGAAATACAATTGCGTCAACCGGATTTGTTTACGATGAAGGAACTGAAACTAAAGGAGGAATTATGACCGGACTTTCTAAAGATGGAGCTGGTACTTATCCTGAGTTTGTTTCAAGAGTTTTTAAAGACAATGGAGAGTATAGTGGTATTCCTTCTGAAACTACCGTTCTTTATAAATTAGTAGGAATGTCTAAAAGCATGACTGTTGATAAGAATGGCAATGAGAAAGAAAAGTTTATGCCAACTTACGTGAGAACTTTTAAACTTGGAGCAAAATACAATAATGGTAGCATAGTTGAATATCAATACGATAAGAAATCAACTAACTCAGTAATATCTGAAAACAATATTAGTGAGTCTCAACAGACTCAAATTAACGAGTTTATGGATGAAGCTAGAGCTAGAGGATTATTTTTAAAAGAAGATATGTTATCCCCAGTTAGAGAGAAAGAAAATAAAGCGTTACCTTTGTCAGAAGAAGACGAAACAAATACGAGTGAAAACCCATTAACCTGTTAATATGAAATCATGTGAATTTAAAACTAGTGAAGCATCCACCAAAGCGTGGATGCGCACTAATGGTGCGATAGATAAGTTCTTGAACATTATAGATGAAAATATATTTAGAAAAAGTAATAAGAAATTTTCTGCTTTTGCTGAAAAGAATTACGGAACTAAAGGAAAGTTGTTTCTTGAGGAAAACAACAAAGCAATACCAAATACTGCTCTTTTTCAGGCAATTGACAAAGCAAAAGGATTTTCCTATGCACAAGAAAAGTCTCAATTAAATGGAGATTATTTAGAAGAAGATATGAATACGTTTGCTCAAAAAATTGAATTACTTCAAGAGAACATGAATGTTGATGTTATTTTGGATTCAGACGTAGAGACTTCAAGAGTACTTGGATCAAATGACCCTAGAACTATTGCTGCTGGAAAGCCAGTAATTCTTATTAATCCAGCAAAAATATTCAAGACTACAGCCATACACGAGTTTAGTCATATATTTATTGATTCATTTCCTAAAGGATTAGCTAATCCTAGGCTTCAGAAAGGACTATCTTCTCTTAGAGGTACTAAGTTATGGTCAGAAGTAGAAGCTCTGTATCCTGAGCTTATGGAAGATGATTTGCATAAAGAGATTCTAGCAACAGCTATCGGTAGAAAAGGATCTGAGATATGGGACGAAAGAACTTCTGCTGAAACTAAATCAACTTGGGAATCGTTCCGTAATTGGGTTATGGATTATCTTCATAGAACATTTGGATTAGAATCTTACGCGATTGAATCTTTAACAAAAGAGTTGCTTGACGAAAGAGTCAATCAAGATTTACTCGAAAACTTAAACGACCAGTCAATGGAAGAAAGAGTTGGTAAATTCATAAATGAAGAAACAGGAGTTGAGACTAAAATTGAAACTAGTTTAGAGTCAGTTTATGAGCAAGTTCAGGCTAGAATTTCTATTATTTTTGAACAACATAAACCTGTAGGTCTTGCCGAAAGAGCAAAAGAAACTGAAAGAAAAGTTAAGGCTCATGCAAAAAATGAAATGACTCCTTTTGAAAAAATAGAAGAGTTGAAGAATCTTTTGGAAAAGTATAGTACTACAAGCCAAATAAACGGCTTATTGAAGTATAACAAATGGTCTAAGTACCAAATTAAGTTGATGAGAAATAGGGTTGCAAAGCTAAAGAAAGGTGATAAAATGACTCCGGAAGTTATTGCAGAACTAAAAGAATACAATTCAGCTTTTGGACTTTTAGACGAGATTGAAACAATGATTATTTCACTTCATGATAGAGGAGAGATTTCAGATGGTAGAAAGAAAACATTCGTTACAGAACTAGCTTCAATAAATGCAGAGAGAGAATCAGTGAATAAAGAATTACTTACTGCTCAAAGACAAATCTATGCTAGAATACTTATGCAAAACTCTAATGAGCATGAGCAAGAGTATTTAGAGCATTATGGTAAGTTATGGGAAAGAACTCAGCCTCAAGAAGCAAAAACTGTATGGGTGATTAAGCAAATGGAAATTAACAAAGAGTCAATTGATAATGCTGCTTTTAATTTCTATTTAGGAATGGCAGAGAAATCTATCAAAGACATTTCTATGTTTTCAGGAGTATTTGCGAATGAAAAAAACATTAGTTCTACTGAGATCCAGGTTATATCAAGAATAGCTGATGCGGCAGACATGGAAACTTCTGGTTACATTCAATCAAAAGCTGCAGAAATAAAATCTCACTACGATGAATTCACTAAAACTCACAACGAGTCTAGTATGGAAAAGAAGTACGGAGACTTTATAGAGCAAAATGCTAAAGGAGAATCTAGCTTAGTTGGCAAGTATTTGCCAGAATTTCATCAACAATACTTTGAAATTGCTAAGATGGCAAATGATCCGGACCAATATAACGAGCATTTTAAAGATGTAACTTGGAATGGACTTGATTATACTTTAAATGGAGTAACTAAAACTTTAGTTCTTGATAAGAACATCAAGAAAGTTATTATTGTTGGAGAGTTTATGGAGTATGAAATTAGAGGTATTAAATACAATATGCCTATTAAAGAATCTTTAGCTAAAAATGAACTTAGAGAATGGATTAAAAACAATACTCAAGAAGTTCAATATGGAGAAGTCATTCAAGTTGAACCACATGATAAATGGCTTAGTCCTAAATTTGCTTCTATGTCTCAAGAGAATAGAGCTCAGCTTAACATTTTTAAAGAAATGATAAACGAAGCTGATGCAATGTATGAATCTAAAACTTCATTAATATCAGATGTATTTGGATCCAAAGTATACATGCTTCCTGGTATAACTAAATCTTCAATGGAAAGACTTACCGAGGGAAAAGTTGGTGGCGCCGTAGTGGATAGATTGACAGACATGTTTAGAAGAAAAGAAGATGAATTCGAAATTGGAGCTGCAAATGAGCAAGATAAAAACTTTAAAAAAGTATTTGCTGATGTAACTAATAAAGAAAAATTAAACGTTCCTATTCCTTACAGATCTAAACTTGACATAAAAGAACAAAGCTTTGATTTACACTCAATACTTCTTATGAACTTAGAAGGAGCTAAAAATTACGAGCAAAAAAAGAAAATTGAAGCTTCTATAAATACAATCATAGACGTAATGGGCAAGAGAATGGTTCCGGATTATGACGGACTTACTGGACTTGCCAAAGTACATGGATTCTCCGGAGTAAAAAGAATCCAAGTTAACAAGAATATCGATGAGATGCCTAATGATGTAAAGAAAGCTATTAGTATGGCTGAGAATAGAATCTACGGTATTAAAGAGAAAAATGCCGGCGAAATTCATGGAATAAATGTTCAGAAAGCAATGTCTACTTATATGGGATACGCGAGTAATGTATCGTTAGTTGGTAATTACTTAAACTCAATTGTTAATGCAACATCTGGTACAGTTTCTAGTATAATTGAAGCTATAGGAGGCGAAACTTACAATATAGGAGACTGGAAACAAGCTAAAGTGAATTACTGGAGTGACGCAAGATCTATAATTACAGATGTAGGATCTAACGTAGAAACGTCTAAGACTAATTTATTAATGAATTACTTTAATGTAATGGGTTCGGCTTCAGCGCTAAACAATAAATTCAGTGACACAAATAAAGTCAAATCACTAATGTCTCTTCATAGCTTGAGAGTTTTGGACCACGGTGGAGAACACATGATGCAAGGACAAACAATGTACGCTGTTCTTAATAGTATAAAAGCTTTAAACAAGAAAGGAGAATTCATCAATACAGAAGGAAAAGTAGTTGCCACTGAAAAAGAAGCTGCTCCAATGGACAAAATGATTGAGTTCATGCCAGACGGCAAAGGAGGAGTTAAACTTCAACTTAAATCTTTTGTAGAAGCCACTACATTCTCTCCATTAGGAGGAGGTTCTGATAAAATCTTGTTAGACATAAGAGGTTTGGTTAAAAAGAAAACTGTAGATTTATATGGTGTTTATGATGAAAGTATAAAAGCTGCAGCTCAGAGAGAATGGTGGGGAAAACTTTTATTCTTCTTAAAAAAATGGATAGAGCCATCTGCAACTAGAAGACTTCGTGGAGTATCTAAAGCATTCGTTGCTTCTGATGATTTAAAGGAGACTGATAGATACTATTCTGAAGATCTTAAGCAATATCAAGAAGGATATTATACTACAGCCGCTAGGTTTATAGCTCAGTTAGTTAAATCTGGAAAAGGATTTCAATTAGAAATGATTAGTGCTAATTTCAGCAAGATGAATAAACACGAAAAGGCAAACATGAAGAGAATGGCTGCTGAAATAGGAATGATATCTCTTACGCTATTGGCTTATGCCGCTGCCGGTGGATTCGATGACGAGCCAGATGAAAAAACTCTAATGGCCAGGTATTTATTAAGTAAAGAATTGAGCGAACTTACTTATTTCTTAAATCCTAGAGAGGCAATAAAACTAATGTCTTCTCCTACTGCCGCACTTGGAGTAGTTAATAGAAACTTAGCTGTTATATCTCAATTGACTGATCCAACTGAGACTTATGAGTCTGGAATAAACAAAGGAAGAAACAAGTTTTATGTTAAATTAAGAAAGTCAACGCCTTTTATTGCTTCATTCTTAGAGAAAGATCTGGAGACTGCATTGAGATTTCAGCAGAATAACTAAAACACTTCTTTTTCAATATGAGAATTGAGACTTAAGGTGTAGAATTCGGTAAGTAATTTAAAAGGGAGCTAATATCATACAGATATCGCTCCCTTTTTGGTAAGTATAAAAAAAACCCTCAATAGACTTTGCGTCAGTTGAGGGTTTTGCTTTTATTTTTTAATTATTTTTGCATTGTTTCATTCAAAGCTACTTTTAACTTAGCTAAATTGAATAATGTTTTTAACTTTTCAGAAGGAACTCCTGACATAATTGAAATCACTTCAAATTCCCAATCTTCTTTTGGTAAGAACATGTGTTTTTGAAGAACCTGCATTGCTTCATGCTTTACATCTAGTGCAGAACTAGAAGCATTTAAGTCCTTTAGAAGTGACTCCTTGTCCTCCGGAACCATTAAGATTAATTGTTTTAAACGATCTAACGCTTTGCTGTTGTCTATTTCTTGACCTTGCATCTTCTATTTTTTTAGTGATTATTATTGCCGCTTCTTCTCTACTACTTGTTTTGAATGGATATACTATTAATTCAACAAACGTACTTTCTTTTGCGTCTTGCAATTGAGCTGTAGAATGATAGCTTTTAACTTGTATTGTTCCATTTACGTGAAGATATCCCCACCAATCTTCTTCTGGTGGTAAATACTTTGCTTCTTTTTTCTTTAACAACATGCGCAACACCAATTATTAGTATCTACATAATAATGTAGGTTTCTAGTTCCACAATCTGGACATACTCTTATAGTACTGCTATTTGGTATTAGTCCTTTTTCTACCTTTTCTAGGTTTTTTCTCAAGTTTAATAACTCTCCTTCTAGATACTTGATCTTAGCTTCAATTAACTGTTTTATCTTCATTAAAATTTTAGTTTTATTCTTGGGCCAGCGTTTATAAATTGATCTAATTCATGAACAAAGAGTTTGTTTTCTAGTAATTCTTCAGTTGGATTATTTCTATTGAAAGCAATTTCTTTTGAAACTAAATTAAGAACTAGATATTTCATACTGCCTCTTTTTGATTCGTAATCATTTCTAGCTACCCATCCTAAAGTATTAGTAAAAAAATTTATAGAATCAAGTCCTTTCATTAATAAAAATACATTCTCTTTAGAAGAAACCATTACATAAATTTCTCCAACCCCTTTTTTGATTAATTTCTGTATGTCTACCATTACAATATAAGTTTTTTTCTTTCTCTTTTTACAGTATAATCTCTTGCATTGATGTATGCTAATTTCTCTCCTGTTAATTCTGCAATCTGTTTATTTCCACTATAAGTTATAGACTTGTCATGAATGTCTATCAATAGATGTGTTGATTTATTGTTTTTAAATCCATTAAGTCCGCTAGAGCTTTTTGGGTCAACCCATGCATTGTAATTGCAACACATTCCTATCTTATTCATCATCTCTATAACTTGTCTAGCTTCGTCCATTGTATTGATTACAACTAGTATTTCACTATTGTCTCTGCGTTCTTTCTTAAATGAAAGAACAAATTCTTGTAATTTTGTTTTTGCCATTTGTTTAGTTTTAGATGTTGCGACAGGATTCGAACCTGCGTAGGTACTTTGTCACCATTTAGGTATTACCATTAAGATTCATCAGCGTTTAACCACTCCGCCACGCAACACTCATTCTTATATGGATTGTGTAGGCACTCGAAAGTAAGGACTATCACCTTTATTGTTTGTCTTTCCATACAATTATCTTTCTACCAATAAGTATTCTGTAATATCAAGACGCTTTTTTTTAATCTCCGATCTGGAGAGATTAGTCATTTAAGTAAAGCTACCATCGCTGCACTCTATCTATTATAATTTAAGTTTTAACCTTGGGCCTGTCAATCTGTAGTAATCTAAATCAAACAGAACTCTATTGCTTTTTTTAGCTTCTGCATATTTACTTTTGTCTAGAATCACTGGAGATTTTACAATTCTTCTTTCTGTTATTATTTCAAGAACTAAAAAATCTCTTGCCTTACAGGCGTCTACATAGTAATCACTCCACAATTCATAGTTACTACAATAATTTAAAAGGTAGAGAATGTGAAGTACTTTAGATAATTTTTCTTTGTCTCTAATTACAATGTATATATTCCTCCTATTCTTACGCATTTCATCTACACAATCTAATGCGTACAGAAGTTTATAAGCATCTATTTCATTACTTTTCGAAGTCTTGAATTGGAGTTTGTCTGATGTAGTTTCCGGTCGTTTCACAAAGCTTAAAGTTTATGTTTTTAAAAGTCCCATTATCCTCTGAAGGATTGCTAAAGTATGGACCAAATACTACTTCAGCTCCGACTACTTGCCGGAACTGAATTGTAATATTTTGTGGCATTTTTCCTTTAGACTTTGACCAGTATCTAGCCATTATTTTTTAACAGCGTCTTGATTTACTGTTACAGAAGACTGAGCAGCCTGTACTGCAGCAGCAATTTGAGAAGGAACTAACTTAGCGTTAGCTTCTAATTCACTAATTCTAGCTAATTGACTAGCAATTGTAGTTGCTTGGTGATTGTTGTCATTCTTTAATAGAGCAATAGCACTGTCTGAAGCATACTTCAAAGCAGATGCTTTAGCTCCTTCAGCTGCATAGATCCTTTGAGATGCTTCAGCAACTTCAACTTTAACAATTTCACTAATTGTATCAGCGTCAGTTTTCTTGAACTCTTTTAGTCCTTCTAATTCTTCAGTGTCAATAAGCTCCATTCCAACAGAAGTTGCTAATTTCTCCATGAATTCGATGTTTCCATCTCTCAATGCAATAGAATTGTCATATTGCAATTGCTCCATTTTACGTCTGTGAGCTACAGTTTTGGCATCTGTGTCTGCAATGTAAGCATCAACTAAAGCTTTCTCTTTAGCAGTCAAGTCTTTAACTAAGTCGTCATACTTTGCTTGAGCTTTTTCAGTTTTCTCAGTCAATTTAGCTAATTCAACAGCAGCGTCATTTTCAGCTTTTTCTAAACCAAAAGTTAAATCTTTGATAGCTTTAACAGATTTAGTTTCTAAATCAGAATATAATTTTTCTAATTCTTTAGCGTCTTGGCCATCAGTAGAAGAGAATTTCAATTGCATTTCAGCAATAGCTTTAACTTTGTTAGCTTCAATTTCAGCTAACGCTTCTTTGTGTGCTTGCTGAGAATTCTGTCTTCTTTCAGCAATATCTGCACCTTCTTTCTTTAAGTTTAAGTAAGCAGCTTTGATTGTATCTGCAGTTACAGGTCCAGAAGAAAGAGATTCAACTTTGTTTGATAATTTTAAAGTTTGTTCAATGATTTGAGTTTTAGTCATTCCGTTTAATTGAGCTTCTGTGTACATAATGTTTGTTTTTATAATATTAGTTTTTTTCTTTTGTGAACCATGAATTGCGTCCATGTCTTCCTGCGTATTCTTTTAAAGAATTTATGAGAGGTTATTCTAAAATTAGAATCAGTGTTTTTTCTCTTCATTACTATTCTTTTTGTATTCTCGTGATCCACTAATCCAACATACATTAAAACCCTTCCATTTCCTTTTACGGTAAATTTATGAGTCTTATTTATGTTGTTTTCAATGAATAAGTAACCTTCTTCTTGTGGCATTGATGCTGCTTTGTCTACTATTTCTTCTAAAGTCATCACTTATCTAGCCTTTCTCCAATTGTAATTGGGAATCTTGGAACTCCTTTGTCAGAATATTCAAAGAATCTTACTTCGTAAATTTTACCAATGTAATTTTGCTTGTTTTTAAGCATCTCTCTTCTTTTAGGATGATTTGCTCTTATTCCGGAACCAATAATGTGTTCTCCTAGTTTATGTCCACTGGCACCTGGCCAATGATAAACTGGTGAGCCCATAGTAGGGTCTCCGTCATCTGGAACAATATCAAGGATTGGCAGAGCTAGATCTTTAAAGTCTTTGTATTTAAGCAAGTCTTGGCTTCTGCCATTCACTTTATACAGAGAATTTCTTTTTCTTAGCATTGTACCTTCGTAACCTTGTTTAAGAAAGTTCTGGTGATACATGTTTAATGATTCAAAATCAAGGCAGACACAAGTTAACACTAGTTTCAAGCTTTTAAATTCTATTCCGGATCTTAAAACATTCCCTACTTCTTCGGATCTTCTCATGAATACATCTTCGTTGATTGTGTCGTAGATGTGAAAGTCAATTCTTTCTGACAATCCAGCTACATACTTCTTAATGTATCTCATGTTTTCTTGGAAATTTTCTCCATGCACATATAGTTCACCGTCAAGGATTATGTCTATTTTTAGTTTAGACAACTCTACTTTAATGTGATTCATCGTGGTGATTTCTTTTCCAGTTCTAGACATTAATTTGACTTCTCCATTTGCTTTTACAAATGCAAGGCATCTCATTCCGTCGAATTTAGGCTGTACAAACCAATTTTCCTTCCAATTAACTTTGTGGGTGTATTTGAAATAGTCGTGCGCCAGCATAGGCATAATCACTTCTTCTTTCTCTACCTCATCAATAGTTAAAAAATAACCTTCTGTTAGCTTTTTTTTAATTAAGCTAGCTCCTTCAAGTTCTGCTTGATCTGATCCTGATGTTTCATTAGATTTTCCTATATTCTTAGGGTTACAAACCTTTTTATGAACTATTGGGTTGCCAGTCATGACTATTCCTGAAGTTTGAATCAAAACAGCTCCTGAAGTTTCTACCAATAAAAACCTATTGTTTCCCTTGGTGTCCTTCTTGTAAATCATCTGCTCCATCTTCTTCTTTTTCTTCAATTAATAAATAAGACTTCTCGTTCGAGTCTTCTACTCCTGGAATAACAGTTCCTAGCCCAATAAGGGCCAATGCTTCTGTTTTACCATTTCTAACTTCAATTAGATCTATGGTGTCTTGCATATAAATAACCTTCATATAGGTCTTACTTTTAGGATTAAAACTCTTTCTATTATGTCTAAACTTATATGACTGCAATTGCTTCCTATAGAGGCTATGTCTCCGTTGTTGTTTTCAATAGCCAACACTTGAAGTGTATTTACGCTTTGATTCTTTATTATGTCATTCAATGTAGTTCTCTCTTGTCTAGAATGACTAAATGAGAATCCATCTTTTGAATAATAAGTTTTTCCGTTCAGATTAATTTCAGACATGAACCATTCTTTTTCATATCTTAATTTCTTTTCTTCTCGCTTTTTAATCAACATCTTCGATAACTTTAAGTCTGTATAATTTAGCCTTGTGAAGTAATACTAATTGATAAATTTCAGTAAGCGGCAATGCAGCTATTAATTCATTAGTCTCTTCTGTAGTAATTACTCCAACCGCATTCAACCTAAGTAACTCTCCATAAGATTTTAAGTAAATTCTTGTGGCATACTTAAACTTCTTAGGATCAGTCAATTCTTCCAAATTACTTTCGTCAAATGGCTTATTTGTTTTCTTTTTTTAAACATACTAATCTTCTTTAAATTTGTTTTTGTACTTAGGCTTTTTGTAAGCCACAAGATTTTTACTTTTTTTATCTTTAATAGGTTCGTTTCTTTTCTTGAACTTATTCGAATATCTATTCTCTTCCATTTAAGGTAAGCTTTAATTTAAGGTTAATTTTTTTTTGACTCCTTTTTTTAAATCAATTTTTTTGTAGATTCCGTCTACGTTTCCGCACTCTAAAGATACGTTATCCTCTGACTTGAATAAACATTCATCTTGGTCGCTATCTTCATCTACTCCTGAAAAATAACAACCAGTACAACCAGAAGAAACTTCTTCCTGAACAAGTTTAACCCTTATTCCATTCATTGTATACAATTCTCCAATCATAAAGATAATTTTTTTTTAACGCCTTTTGTTACTTCAGGAAACACTTCAGCGAATATTGCATCAAAATATTGACACATTTTACCACTATCACCGCTTGCTGTTGTAGAATAAACTAAAGAACAAAGATTGCCGTCGCCATGAATATCTTCAAACACGCATCCGGTACAATGCCCTTTAGTTTCTTCTTTGATTAAAACGTAAGTTCTTTTGTTTAATTCAAACTTAGACCCAATCATTCTTTCTTTTTTAATCTTATTTTATCAGCGTATTCTGTATACGCGTCAATAATTGCTACCGTGTACTCAAGGCATTCTTCTTCGTTTGCTTGTCCATAAATCTTATTGTCAAGTGGCTTAAACCTTTCTCCTTGCTGAGCAAAGAGTAGTATTTTTCCATTAGGTTGACATGCCGGATAGATTGAAATTCCATTTTCTAAACAATAATTCATATCTGTTTTATCCCAACTATAAGTTCTGCTTCTTAACTTCCGTATCCGAGTTTCTTTTTCCTTCGCTGTCTCTACTTGCGCTTTCTTCTTCATTTATCATCTTTTGCTCAAGTTCACACTCCTCAATCAATTCGAGGAGTGTAATTTCTCTACCATAATTATACTTTTGTAACGTTGATTCCATGAGTTATCAATAAATGATTTTGAACTTCATTTCTTCCGTCTGCTCCAAAAATAGATAAGTATGACTGTTTAGAATCCTCAACAGCAGATAATGCTACAAAAAGTAACTTTCTCTTTTTGCTGAGTCTAAAATGATTTGCATTGCCTTCTGGATAAGATGTTGTTTGTATTGGTATTAATCTAATGATTTTTTGATCACAAGAATTCATCTTTCCTAAGACAATGTACTTTTGATATGTTAATCTGTCGTTGAATCCTCCTGATTTTTTTGAATAATAAATATTTAACGCTTCTGACGTTATCTTGACAATGCTACCTATTCCTAGTGGCTTTGTTGCTCTTTTTACTAATAACATAATATTAATTATTAAGGTTAACTAAAGTCAGCATCTCCCTTACTTGAGAGAAATTTAACTGAATTTAAAAAGTTTTCTGAGTTAATGTCAGGCGGAGCCGATAGTTCACTTCCAATTGGAATTGTAGTACCTGAATCCTTCTGCATTTGTAGCCTTAAATTTTCGTCAAGATTCATTATTTTAAATATCTTTTCTGCATTCATAAACCCTCGACTCTCTATAAAGCTTTTAACAGCTTCTTTTGATGAGTCTGGATATTCGCTATATTTTCCCTGAATAAATAGCTTTAGGATCTCCTGAGAGTTCTTAGGCAGCTTAAACTTGTATAAAACATATTCATCATAGTCTTCATGACCAATAAATAAATGATGTTCCATTAATTCAGCTTCCCATTCAGTAAAATCAGGTTTTCCATTCCACTTGTATAGAACACTAAAATAACCTTCTTCTATGGAATTCATAACATACGAGTTTTGTAACAGATGTAAAAACTTAAAGTTTACTAATGAATTTAAAATTGGAAGAAAATAAGTAGAGCTCTTTGTGGGAACTATATTTAATCTTACATTTTTAATCTTCATCGTCAATCTCCTTTATTAAATCATCGTCAAATGGGATTTTCCCATCTTGGTCATACTCTTCTTCTGTATACTGACAAAACATTCCTTCTTTACAGTCGTAATATTCTTTCAGCAATGGCATTATTCCTTTGTGCTTTGTACCGTATCTATCCGTGAATCCAACCATACTTGCATTATGCATTCTTTCAGGAACAACATAAACTAATGGTTTATTTGGATTCTCTTTTGATATGTAAAGAAACTCAAATGGAGCAACTGTGTAATCTGCTAAGTCTGGATCAGATTCTACTATATTCATAATAGCTTCTCTGTACAATGCTGCTTGAATGTAATATCCATACATCAACATTATCTCCGGGAACTTAGATACAGGCATTTCACCAGTTTTTAAATCTACAGGATAGATTATTTTCTGATTGTGGTCTACTTTTAAAATGTCAAGCATTCCTTTGGTTCTTCTACCTCTAACTTCAGTGATGAATTTATATTGATAGAAAAGCTCAATTCCAGGTTCAACTTCGAAATAACTTTTAGAAAATGGATGGGTTGCAAGAGTCATTGAAGTCTCCATTGCTTTATCCCACATTTCTTTCTTTATAAGTATCTTTCCTCTTGATATTAATGCGTCTTCAAAATACGCTTGTCCGGCTTTAGTAACAGTCTCTATTACTTTTTCTCTTGAATAAGATTGGTAGACATTGTTTACTTTTGCAGCAAGCATAATTGTATCTCCATAATTACCTAAGTTTAAAGCTACTGTAGATAAAGAGTTCATTTTCTTTTTCTTTACGATATTAAAAGAACTATTCTCATTTTCTCCAGCTAAAACAGAAGCAATTACTTGATCTACTATACCTTTTACATTAGGAGTTGGACTTTTTAAGGCCCCAGCAAGATGATATTTACTTTTTACTTTAGTAGTATCAAAACACATATCATCAACCAAACTTCCAAACTTCAACGTGAAGATGTTGTTTTTAACTCCGGTCATAATGTCTATTCCTCCTTTGGATATTCCAGATAACATGCTGTACGATGGCAGCGCCAAATCCCTATACTCTTGTTCAGGAATTTGAAGGTTGTGGTCACCAATCATTAATTAACTTCTGAATTTACAATGATAAACTCTAAAGTTTCATTCATTAAATCATTTGCTAATTTGTAGTGAGAAGTTACTACTGGATCGCAGTATTCTCTGATTGCATTCTCTATTAAAGCATCTTTTGCCTTGTCAATACATTTCTCGGCTATGTTTCTCAAATGAGTGAATCTCTTTTCTCGTAATGCATCAGCAAAAGCTGGCATTGCGTATTTTTCTAAAGTTTTATTAGCTAATGCTAATAACTCTGTTGTTGTCATGTGGTATTATTTTAAGGATTAATTTTAGATAACTCAATCATAGCGTCTATCTCCTTTTTATCTCTGAAAACCTTAATGTAAGCTCCTGGTTTATTCTTGTCATAAGAAAACCACTTCCCGTCAATACTTAACGGGAATGGCATCATCTCATCACAATTGTCATCTAGGATATATCCATGCTTAGTCATTTCATCTTGAATTGTCTGCACTGGATTAACAAAATCAAATTTATGCTTACTTTTTCTAACAAAGTGGATTCCAATTAAGTATGGTTTTTCCAAACCAATTAACTCTTTTTCAAAAAGTGCTTTATTGTCTAACCACCATTGTTCAGTCTCCGTCCGCCACAATGTAGTAGCTTTGGATGGAAGGAATCTCCTCCCAGTCCATTGCCTACTATTTTTTGAGCTTGGCGTTCCTGTTGGGCAAAAAAATACACGTTCAATAATCTCCTTTTCATCTTTCTTCTTCAACTCCATTCGTGTATGCTTTTTTACTTATTTACAATAGTCGAAATTTGTAGTTGACGGATTGTAAGTAACGCATTGTCTTATAGCTCTATATGTTTTAAATTCGTCATTACGAGAAAACTTAGTTCCTCCAATTCCTATCCAAAACACATTCTTAGCGTACTTGCTAACTCCATCTTCTCCATCAGTAATTACGACTGAATTTCTCTTATTGGATAAAGCTTGGTCAACAACACGATTAAAATCAGTACCTCCACTCCTATCGAAAGAAAGTATTGTGAATTCATTTATGTTCTTGATTTCATAGATTCCTGTATCAAAAAAGTACAGTCTATCAATCATGTTCATTCTATAAAGAATGATCGCGATTCCTTTAACCAATTCAGACATTTTAATATTAACTCCTCCAAAATTTGCAGTAGAACTCATAGATCCAGAACAATCTAAATACAAGTCAATTTTACCGGTATAAAGTTTACCTTCATTACCAATGTCCATTATTCCTGCATTCCTAAAGATAGGATGAAGATATTCAAGTCCAAATAATTCGTCAAGTTCATCAGCATCAAAGATACTTTCCTCAACTGTTATTGCATTTTTAGAAAAGTAGTTTTGAGATTTATTAAGGATCTTCATCAATACTGTTTTGATGTTATCTTTATTAAAAGTAACTTTCTTCAGTAATGCCTTAAGTCTATTAAAATCTTCAAGAAAGTTAGCGTCAGTATCGCTTAGTTCTTTAGCTGCGTCTTTACCTAATAAGTCTTCAATCTCCTTGATTTCTTTTTCAGCATTCTTCATTGCTTGATCTAACTTGTTTTGACTCTGTTTAATGATATCGTCAACTTTTTTCTCAAACCCTTTTGGTGCTGGTCCTCCGGATGAAGGGCCTTTGCCTGCGCCAGTGCCTCCTGCAGGATTGCCAGTTCCGCTAGAATCTCCGTCACCGTCGTCACCGTCGTCTCCATCGCCTTCCCCGTTACCTTGGCCTTGACCTTGGCCACTTCCTGAGTCATCGCCATCATCTTCACCTTCTTGATCAAATCCAGGGATCCCGCTTTTGTTTCCATCTTCATCTTTAGTCTCTTCTTCAATTAAATCTTGAACTTGTTGCATATAAAGAGAAATCTCTCTAGTTACAATCTGAGAAAACAATACAGAATCTTTAGCAACCATTTTAGTTAAAGAGTTGTAAGTTGAGTCAATAACTTTCTGCTTAATAGCATTGTATTTATTAACTGGTTTTTTCTTAATATCTCTATTAACATACATGCTGTAAACATCATTCAACATGTGTTGAGGAAGCGTAGATTCTTTTCCAGTCTTCTCTTTAATGTAGTCATGAATTCTAGCAAGCTTCATTTCTTCGTACTTAGTTACTCCAGGAAGGATAACCTCTTTTCGAACCTTCTTTAAGAATCCATCTGATTCCTCATAAGGATCATAGAATTTTTTAAGCGGAGCCAATGACCCCGCTTTTTTTTTATTTCCTTTTTTTAAGAAACTCATTTGTTGTTTTTTTTAGATTAAAATTCGTCTTCTGTGTCGCCCATGTTCTCGTCTTCAACTAAGAATTCAAGTTTATCTTGAGCTTGTTCGTATTTGTTTTGAATGTCATCTTTATCTACGTCAGATAATTTACCTTTATTCATCAAATCAACTGTCATTAAGTTGATTTCGTCAGTAATACGAGAATACTCGTTATAGTCTGAAGATGCAGCAAGCATATCTATTTTGTCATAGATTAATCTTAATTCTTGTGGAACTAAAGCTTTAGCTAATACATTAGCTTCTGCCTTTCCAATCAACAATTCTACAGCCTTAATCAAAGCTCCATTCTCAGCACAATTGTAAACAATCATAATGTTTTTTACCAATGTAGGAAGGTAAGATAAAGTTCTATCAGATAATTTAGCATAAGCTAAATCAACTACTTTTCCTAACTTAACAGGACTAAGAGCGATTGCTGCAATATCAGCAGGAGTTGGAAGATTGATTGTGTTTTTCTTTTTAAATGCCTTTGCTCCTTTTGCATAGTAATCCATGATGTCACTTTGACGTACTCTTTCTACTTCAAAAGTAATCATAAATCTATCCCAGAATGGAGAACCTATCTCGTCTTCAGGGATTTTATTACAAGTTGCAACAAATACATTCCAATCACAAGGAACTGCATCTTTACCATTAAACAATACTTTTTCATTCATTACTCCTAACAATGAATTTCTTAATGACGCAGAAGCTTTATCAACCTCATTAATAACAACAAATTTTGCTTTAGTAATTGGAGAAATTACTTTGTATTTCTGATTAAGAGTAAGCTCCTCTAAATCGATATTTCCTTTAACAGCGGTTGATTTTGTTCCTTCATCTGTTTCCAAGATAAACAACTCATCATTCGCTAGAGTTCCATTCCCGGCAGCTTTAGCGTAGTCAATAACTGACGCAGTTTTCGCAACTCCTGGAGGTCCGATCAGTAACATAGCTAAGCCCGTTGCTTCAGCTAATGCTAAAATTCTAAATACTTCCTCTTTCTTAATTAAATTTGTGTCAATTACTCTTGTAGTCATCTTTTGTTTTTTTTTATTTTTAATTAGTTTTTATTATTTTGGCATATTCGCCTCCTTGATACACAGTCCATGTGTTTCCAATGCCAGATCCATCATTAATGAATTTAGCGTAAACAACATTGTTACTTTCTACGAATGTTAATTCATTTCCAAGAACAAAATCAGGCTTTTCTGATTTAATTACTTTTGAATTATTGAGAACATATCCTTTTTTGAAGAAAATCTGACACATTGTAATAGGTTTTACCTGAGCCTTAATTTTAGGCTTTTCTTTTCTTTTTTTAAGCAAAATTTCTATGACTTACTATTGCGTACTTTCCGCATCTATATACGGTTCTAACTACTTCTTTTACTATTACAAAAACATGTCCGTTATTCTCAAAGAATATTGGATCAGGTAATATTGTAAAGTCTTCGGTATAATCTCCATTCAAGTTCCTGTTGCTAACGTGTGTTCCTACAGTGAATCTACTTCTGCATTGATCTAGTGGAGTTCTCACGGGTCTTTGACCTCTTTTTGTTAAGAAACTATTACCCATACTTTTGTCTCTATGTTGTGAACTATATCTTCTCTAGAATAAGTAGTAGATCCTGAATAGTCTGCCATTTCACCCTTTTCCCAAGATACGGTAAATTTTGTTTGACCGATTTCTTTTGAGATAGTGTAAATAATACTAGTGCTATGGTGTGTAAATTTTAGTCCTTCTAAATTGTCTAGTTGTTCTTTTTTTTTCTTTCTTTTAACTAGCATTGATTAAATAAGTTAGTAGATTAAAGGATTTTTCTTTACCGTGAACTTCCCTGTAGTCTGAAATGTCTTTTTCTTCGTAAATGTCAGGGATTTCAATTTGCTTAAGGCCCAGTTCAGAATACTCTTTACAAATCTTAGCTGCTGCAATTTTACCCCAATTCTCCTTCTTTGTTTTGTCATTGTCGTATAAAATTAATGTTCTGTCAAACCTTGCGGTTAACTCCTCCATGACTATCATTTTGGGTTTAAAGTTTTCTCCTTGAAGTGAACATGAAGTTACTTCAGAAGGCAGGAATAAACTCTTGATTACCATGGCATCTTTTCTACTAGATGTGATTACTAAAGTTTTACCTGTTGCTGGCATTTGAGTCCATAGTTCCCAAACAGAATAATTGTTGTTGTTAATCCATTTATTCTCTCCAAACGGTTGATAAATCTTATATGTTTGCTCACCATCTTTGTTTTCTACGAATGCATAAGCAAGTCCGGTCACTTTTACACAATAAGAATTAAGGAAGTAATGAGAGATAGGATATACTTGGCAATGCTTAAGCATTGAAATATTAATTCCATACTTTAAGAACCAATATTCTCTATCTCCATCATCCCATTTTCTGACCTTAACTTTGATTTCAATCTTCTCTTTACTCAATGTTCCTTCGTTGTTTTTAGCCACGTAGCTTTTTAAACCTTCAAAAGGAATAGGAGTTTGAGTTTCAAATTGAGTCATCAAGAAGTCAGATGCTATTCTAGTATACGCGTCAGTAATCTTTGGTAAATTAAATAGTTTTTTTACAAACACAAAGCAATTACCAGATTCACCATTAGCGAAATCTTTGTATAATGTCTTGTTGTACTTATCACTGCGAAATAATCCAAAAGAAGGAACTTTGTCATTCCTTAAAGGACTGCAAATTAACTTCTTAGGTATTGCGCCTAAGTAAAATGAAAATATATCAATATCAGTCACAAGTGCTAATATGTCATTTTCTGTTGGGAGATTTTTAAATTCTCTGTTTTTGAATCCTGTCATGGTACGATTTTAGCTAGTCTAGATTTTCCTTGAAAGTTACCAAGTTTTGTTATTTCATTATCCCACACTTTAGCCGTTCCGATATAAATCTTAGTATATCCTGTGGTTCTAGAAATATCTACTCTATCGTCTACTATTTTGACTCTTAATCCTCCAGCAGTTCCGGTAGAGGCTACACTCACAAGTTGACCTGCTTTGTATTTCTCTCGTATGAACTTAGTTATAAATTCATCAGTCTGTAAATCTAAAAATTGTATCAACAAAGCATTCTCTTCAGAATATTTTTTATTCTCTTCTCTTTTTTTAAACATTACATTTTAAATTAAGGGGGATTTCTCCCCCGTTAATATTAGTTCAACCAGTCTTCTTCTTCTGGTTCCGCAGCAGGGAATGCATCTTCTTCAGATGGCAAGTTTTCTGCAGAAATCTCAGTAGGAGTAATTACGAACTCTCTAAAAGCTAAGTCGTTTCTTCCGAAGTCTACGTTTCCGTAAGCTCCATTAGCTTTAGCATCAGCTAAATCTTTTTGAAGATATTTGAATTTATCTGCTTTTGTAGAATGCAATACGTACTGTCTAAGAGTTTTCTTAGTATAAACTGCTTGCATGATTTTACCTTCTGCATTAGTTTTTACACCTAACAAAATTCCAATCTTGTTGTTACTTGAATCTACAATTTGTTTCAATAAAGAAACGTCTCCTTTAAACATAGAAGTTAAAACTTCTTTGGGGAATTTCGCGTGAGCTTCAGATAAATCTGCAAGTTTACTCAAGTCAATAGGAAGATTCAATAAATTCTTTAAGAAGTCAATGATTTCTTCTTCTCCTCTTTTAGCAACTTTAACTCCACTCATGTTGTACCATCCCATGTTGTCTGGAGCAGTTCCTCCTTTGATATCAGTTTCAGTCAACCAAGTAGTATTACCAAAGTCGTTTATTACTTTTAGTTTACCAGTCGCTGATTTGTGATAAGTGTCAGCAAGATAGAAAGATGCTTTCACATTGATCTTATCTGCTTCATTTCTCAAGTAGAAATCAATTCTAACTTGATTAACTTCTCTTTCTCCACCTGCATCAGAAATGTTTGTAGTTCCAACGTATTCAGGATCGTAATCTACGTCTCTTCCGTAGATTTTACCCAACTCATCTTTAGTTGGGTTAACGGCGATAACATCAAAGTTATTTACTCCTGTGTAATATACTCTTGCTCCACCTTCTTTTACTTCAATGCTTTTTCCAAATGATGACATACTTTTTATTTTTTAATATGAATTAATTATTTTTTTTACTAAAAACTACTGATTACTCAGCAGCTACGTCATTTCCCCATTCTTCAGTAACATCAACTTCTTCAGCTTCAACTTCGGCAACTTGTGCCATAGAGTCTTCAATATCAATAGCTTCAACTTCTTGAGCAACTGCAACATTTAAGTCAGCGGATGTAATTCCTTCAGTATCTAAAGATGCAGACATTAATTCAGATTGTTGGTAGCCATTATAAGACAATGGATTTGCAACTAAATCATTGATAGATTTTCCATCTTCTTCAAGATTAAGTTTTACCAATTCATAAAGATCTAATCCAGCGTTTTCACCAAAGAAAACTAGTGAATACTCATGAGTTGCATTTTCATCAACTTCTAAGAAAGAATTGATTTCTTTGTGCAATGCAGAGCTAGCAATAGCTTTACCTTTTTCTTTACTGTCTTCGTAAGACACTTTGTTTTTAGAAACATTGTAAACTACAGTGTCTTCTTTGCCAGGAAGCAAATCAGCATTTGCAATTAACAATCTTCTATTAATCAAATCATCAGCTTCTACGAATCCAAAGATTACATTTTGCTGCGCACCGGCAGGAATTTTCAATAATCCCATGGCAGTAGCATTGAACAATACTCTTCTTGATTTACCTTCTCCTTTAACACCTTCAACTGTAACTACAGCTTTTCCAGCATATTTCTCATTTGACGTAAAGTCTCTACCTGCTTTTTTAATCGTTCCGAATACTATGTTTATCATAATTCTTTGTTTTAATTTTTTATTATTTTTGTTTTTTACTCTTGTACATCTGTTCTTGCGCCTTCAACAAATACTGTTGTCCAGTCAATAGTGATGTTATTTTTTTCATCGCTAGTAGCGATACAAACTTTTGCTCCTCGTAAGTGAACTTGTCTGCTTCCAACTAAAAGACTCTCAGAAGGCATGAAATCAATCATTGTTCTATTTTCATCTCTGAATACTAGACCAATACTATCTGCCCATGCACAGATGCTATCTTTAGTTTTACCGGTAAGATTGATAGACTTTTCAGTAAGAGTTTCCCCATTTTTAGTGAAGTCTTTCTCTTTGATGTGTCCAATCATTATCAACGTATCACAGAATGGCTCAAAAGATTTTAACATTCTTTCAAATGCTGGTCTTGTCCAAGCGTATCCTGCTCCATTAGGTAATGTTCTTACATCTGTTCCGGTGTAATTTGCTCCCATAGGAGACTTTTTGTAGTCTTTAACAGCCAATTGACATGCTAAATCCTCTAGTGCCGACAATGTATCAAGAGTGATATATTTGTAAGGCTTTCTTCCATTGTTAGACTCCTTATCCTCTTTCAAGGCTTTAATAAGCTCTACAAATTCTGCTAGACTTCTTACCTTTGCGACTGCTGCTTCCACATAGTCTGATCCTTCTTCCATATCCACTATCAACGAATCTTCCAATGCAGATACAATTGTTGTCTTCCCTATCTTAGGAGGTCCAAACAACAATAATCTTTTAGGGTCAATTCTAATAGCAGGCCTTTTCTTTTTTGGTAATATCATAATTCAATTTTTTTAATTAACCTACTTCTTCAAACTCAACAGCTCCGTCATCTTCTTTTGGTTCATCTTTAGTGTGACCAAGAGAATGCATAGCCATAAAAGCTAATTCAATTAAACTAAAATTATTGTAGAAATACTCAACTGCTTTTGACGGAGAAGTTACAGTTTGATTTGTAATCAACTGATTCATCTTGTCAGATATTCCTTGGATCAATCCAGGAACTCCAATTGCAATTCCTATGTCTGTGTTTGAATGGTCAAACACCGGCACTTGCTCTACTACGACTTTTTTCTTTTTTGTTAAAAGATCACTCATTTTTATTTATTTAAAGATTACATAAACATTCCTTCTTGCCATTCAATGTCTCGAAACATCTGAGGCAATTCTAATTCAATCGCCGCGCCTATTGCCAATGCAATATCACGACATTCTTTCTGCGTGTGTTTATCAGCTCTCACATTTAAGAATCCTAACAAGTCTCTTAATGTTCCACTTATATGAATAGTAGTTGTACTAGACATAGGTAGAATCATTCGAGCACACTCTTTAGCAACTCCTCCGTCAAGTAAAGACTTGTATAGTCTTTGTCCTTGAGAAAGGTAATCTGCTATTGCATCACTAGCCATTTCTCCCCATTCAGCTCCTTCACCGTCATTTAAGATGATTTCTGGATCAAAAATGTCTGTACTACTCTGACGATTAGTTGGATGTTCCATTCTTAATTCAATGTTCTCATGAGATGGAATTTCTTCGTATCTCTGAGATGTTTCTTGAAAGTTAAGGGATCTGTGTCTAAAGATTTGTGCAGATATTGCTCTACTCGTAGTAACTTTAAATCCAAAGAAGATGTGTTGTAGTGGAGACCAATGTTTGTGCTTCATTAAAAAAGCTATTAGTTTTCCATTATCATCTTTAATTGTTCCATGTCTTGCTACAGCCGCAATAATCTGAGCTCCATCAAGGTTGAGGTAACTATTTACCCCAACACTTTTGGAAATTAATTCAGCAACCACTAATTAAGTATCTTTTCGATATTAGCAATAATTTTGTCATTGTTGACTTTGATTGAAGCCAATGTTGCGATGTCTGACTCAATTTTAGCAATTTCAATAGCCTTTTTAGAGGTTTCTTCGTTTGCTTTGTCGTTGATATTCTTCAATGTTTCTAACGTTTCATTGAACGCGCTTAAAGCCTTTGTAGACTTAAGATAAAGACTGTTTGGTGTTGTTCCAAACAGAAAATTAAGGATTCTCTTCATTTTCTTTGTTTTTGTTTTTAGTGTAATGATACATCCAGAACATACAATTACACATTATATGTCCTATGTGATAAAGTCCGGATTCCGGATCTCTAATTTCCCCGTCAATTAATGACGCTAAGTGTCTTTGCATGCTGTCTTCAATCTCTTTAAGATTCAATCCTATCTTCCAATTGTCCGGAGCGTATTTCTTAGCTCCGAACATTAGTACTTCTACCATGCATTCGATAGATTTAAAATGAACTAAAGTCCACTTAATCTTACCTACATTAAACCTCTGGCTCTTCGGCAGCTGGCTCATCTGTACCTTCAGTTTGTACTTTAAGATTTTTCAAGAATTCAACAACTTCAGGAGATACAAACTGAATTTCTTCAACTTCTCCTTCTATTCCAAACATGTCTCTAGCAAGTTCTGACTTAATGAAGCAATAAACTCCAGTTCTATCAGCGTCTCTCATACTAACTTGTTCTGCTTCTTTACTTGAAGGTTGATTCTTAATTTCAATAAGACAAACATAACCTTCCGCAATCTTAGCTGCTACTTCTGGACAATAAGCATAACCCATGAAGTTTTCTTTTTCAAGTCTATCTTTCATGTTTTTGTCCAATAAAACAGATTCAGAGTGTTTCTCTCCTGTTACAGGGCAAACTAAAAAGCCCATTCCTACGTGTGATTTATCACTCATTCTTCTTTCTTTTTAATTGTTTTTTAAAAACTTTAATTCTTTTTTTTTCTGCATCAACAAGATTTTTCTTTCCTATTAAGTACATTACTGGAGGATTGTTAAATCCATCCATTACTGCGAAACAATATAACTTCATACCGATTTTATATTAAAAAGGGCGTCAATTTTGTCAAGCAACTTCTCTGTCATTACCGGATCCTTATATTCAAACATAGATTTTCTTCCAGAATGAAATATTGTTAGTCTACCTCTTGAGCAGATGTAATACTCTTCAATAGTATTTACCTTTATTCTCTTAGAACTTCCTTCTGGAGAAGTTTTAAAACATTTAAAGACTATAAATTCTGACCTAGATTTTAGTTTTGATTTTGAAACTTCACTTTCCATAATTAACCTCCGAACCCTGGTATAGCATTTAACTTTTTAATTGGAGCCCCCGTCCTGCCTAATAGCTTGTCAGCCTCTTCATAAAACTTAACCAATTTCTGTGATTCATTTGGCAATGGTAATTCTTTAAATCTATTCGACGCTCCATCAAACAGCATGTGTACATACTTGTTAGGAGGTCCAAATCTATTTTTAAGAATCTTTATTGCTCTAAAAGAATCTCTAAATCTTTTGATATCGTAATCATGATAGTCTTCAAATCCATACCTGTCTGGAGAATAAACTCCTATGACAATCTTAGCATCCCTTTGTATCTCCTTATTATTAGCAAAATTACTTAATGCAGGTTCTGTTTTTTTAACGATACTATCGCCCTTGTTAGTAAATTGTTCTTTTTCTCCTGACTGTTCTTGCTGAATAACATTAACTACTGCCCAATTCCAGTGCTTAGTTAATTGTTTTAAAGCATAATCAGTACTCCATTTAGCCATTGTTTGATGTTGACTCATCATGTTTCCTGTTACTTTGTCCTTTTCAGGAACAAGCAAACTTAAGTGGTCAACAACTACAATAGTAATAGCATGTGGGTCTTTTGGCTCATAATGAGAATAAACTTTTACTGTTTCAGTCTCGGTAGATCCATCATTCTTTTTCTTAATGAATTCTCTATCTTCGTAGATGTGTTTACCATTTTTATCAGCGTAGTCTCTGCAATATTTATATATTCCAGTAGCATTGTAAACTGAATCAATTACTTCGACTGATTCTAGCAATTCTTCAATATCATCTAAATGAGTTTCTATTGACTTCATAGCAGATTCTTCAAGTGCATTAACTCTAAATCCTTGTAATGTCAATAAATCAAGCTTTATTCCTTTACTAGACACATAATTGCAAATCATTGTGTCTATAAACTCTTGTTTGCTTTCCTCTAATGCAAAATAGAATATTTTTAATTTAATGCCATTTCGTCTAGCGTATTCTAATGGCTCCCTAACAGCAAGTGCTTTAGTCACTTGAGTCTTTCCAACGCCACTTCCGGCAGTAATCATAGTTATCATTCCTGGAACAATGCCAGGAACTGAAGCGGCTAATTTAGGATAGCTTTCAAATGGAATACAGAATATTCTTCCCTTTTCTTTGTCAGCCTTTATTTGCCTTAATTCTTGAACTCTTTGGAATACCTTCCCATCTTCTCTCTTTCCAACCATCTTTCTCTTTCATTATAACCAATCCTCACTGGAATAGTTGTTATCAACTTCTTTGCTCTCTGTAACTAAGTGAGCGAACTTCTCGTGAAATCCTTCGTTTAACCATCTTGCAGCTTCAACCATGTATTCTAAATCACCTGATTTTTTCTTATCTGCAACTTCAGCACGAAGTACTTCTATCGCAAACAATTGCTTCTCAATGTCTTTTTTGAATACTAAATCCCATTTTTTTCTTAATCTTGATCCAAGAATTGTATCAGAAGATGCTGGACTTAATGCTCTGCTTCCACCCGCATTCTTCTTAACAGCTGTTGGATACAAATCAATCCATTGAGAAAAGTAATCCTCTTTTGTTGAAAAAATCTCAGTTGCCTTACCTCTTAAGAAGATTCCTTCTTCAGTTAGTTTAAGCAATGCTTTTTTCTCAAGCTGAACTAATTCAGCTGCATTGTAATTAAATATTCCAGAAATTGTAAAGTCGTTGGCTACGTCGTATAGTATTAAATACTCATTAACACTAATCTTGAACTTTTTTAAAAGCTCAAAGTCTATACTAATATTTACCATTTTATCTGTTTTCTATAAAATCTTCACTAAAATCAACCATTGCTCTTTCAAAGTATTTTTCGTCTTGTGTATTTAGCAACTTAATCAAATGAACTTCAGGAAATTCATGTCTTAACATTCTACCTAACATCTGGAAATAAGACCCAACCGTACTATCCAATTGAATTATTAATCCTTTTTGAATTTCAGTAAGATTGAGCCCTTCTCTCAACATGTTGACGGCAAACAGCATAGAATACATCTTACTGTTAAACCCATCAATGAGCTCTTGATTTACCTTTTTATGATTCTTTGAGTTAACACTACTATTACCTCCAAGTTCTAATGATTGCTCAATGGATCCTGTAAAGCAAATGTGTCTAGAGTTACTAAAAGAATCTAGTATTTCCCGAGCTTTCTTGGTCTTGGCAGACGCGATAAATTTCTTTCTTTGAGACGCTATATTTAAGAACTTATTTTTCATCATCATTCGTTGAAAAAAGTCTGAAAAAGTTTCTTTTATTTTAGTGTCTAAATAATTCATTTGGTCAGTTAGATATGTGTAGTATTCTAATTGATTACATAATACGTTTAATTGAATGTGGCTATAAGAATTAAGCATCTTCCATCTTTCTTTGAAGACTACAGTTTTAATTACTGATTTTGCTTTAATTCCTTTAGTCATAGTAAATTCATAAGGCCTGTCGTCGTCATTTGTAAGTTGTAAACTATGAACAATAACTCTAGGCTTTGGCAGTAATTCAAGATTAATGGCATCTAACAATGTTATTGTATAATATTCTACTTTTCTTTTAGAAAGTAAAGATATTAATGCCTTTTTGTCGTCTGGAATGGTAGCAGATAGAAATATCAACTTAGTATTCTTTCCTATTAATCTTTGCAATTCTGCAGTTCTTTTGTCAGTTAATGCATGACATTCATCAAGAATAATAAAGTCCGCTTGGATAATTAGTTTATGTAAAGAAGCATAAAGTATTGTATCGACATTGTTTAGAATGTGTTCCATCTTATGAAACTTTATGTCATCGAGCCAATTCTTTTTATGAGTGCTTTCTTTGCATATCAAATACCCCCTTGCATTCTTGTTTTTCTTGATTATGTCATTCACTATCTTAACCGCGGCATAAGTCTTACCTGCGCCGGTTGCCCATTCCAAAACAATATTCTGATTATCTTGAGATAACTTCAAAGACTTGTCTTGGATTTTTTCTCTAACCTTGTTTTGCTGACTTGACAATACTTTTTACTAATTCGTCCATTTTCTCAGGAGTCATATTAGAAATGTCTTCAATTGACAAAGCAGACATTGGTGTTCCCGGAGCACCTTCTGCAGCTCTTTCTAATTGACAACCTTCACACATGCATTCTGCACCACTTTTAATTCCTTCTTGGAACCTAGCTAATTCAGGGTTGTTTGAAGCTAATCTCTCAGCAACTGTAATTAAAATTCTAGCGAAATGACCTTCTTTTGCTCCAGCTCCTTCAAGCATGTTCATCAATCCTTCAGGACTTCCGATTACAGCAAAACATTGTCCTTTCTCTTCTCCATCTTGTTTATTGATGGCTCCTGTTAAGTGTATAACTTGAACAGTTTGATCTTTTGATTCTGAAACATCACCAGCAAAGCTGACAACTTGCTCGTCAATTACCACTAGCTTTTTGATTAATGTTTTTTCAATAGATTCTACTTCTTTCTTTTTTCTTGAAAAGATTCCCATGATTATAGTTTTAGTTTATTTTAATTAAGGTCTTTACGACCTCCCGCACAATTCATTGCTCCCAATGATACGATGGCATCTTTCGATGACAAAGGCAAGTGTCTAAAGCTTGCTGCCCATTCTCTGTATATAGAGAAAGATTGATTACCTGTTACCGGTATCTATTTCTTATTGTTAACACTTTTTTATTGAGTCAACGACTTCTAACCATTTCCCTGTTAAGCCATAAATTAAGTTGTCTAACCTAAACATTTCAAGCTTTCCGTCATAATCTCCATTATACAATGTAATTACGTCGTCTTTATGTCTTGGCGATTCTAAGTCGCCTTGTCTTGCCATTATGTATTGATTACCAGGACTTAATGTTACACTAACCTCTTTGTATTCTAATTTATTTCTGCTTATACTCATGCTGTAAGTGTCTATTACTGGACCTTTACGTTCTTTGAATCCGTATAATAACAGTAATTCTGGAGTAGCTAATACTCCTTCTTTCATCTTACTCATTTTTCCTAGGTTTTGTTTCGCCATTTTTGTTAACGTAATTAGACAGCAACACCGGAGTGTAGCCTATAACTTCACATGAAAGATTAATGTATCTTTCATCTTGTAAAGTTCTTTCGTGTACGTGGCCGTGAATATTAACATAAAATTCTTCTAATTGACTTTCATGTATTGGACAGTGAGTTAGGATAAATCCTCTTCTCTTCATCATTCCGCATATTCCAGAAACATACTTAAGTAGTTCTTCTGAATCTTGCGGCCTGTCATGATTGCCTCCAATTACTGTTTTTCTTCCATTCATTCTATTGAGTAAGTAGTATGAATTTTTCTTTTCCATTGTAACATCTCCGAAGATAATTACATTGTCTTTCTTGTTAACGACCTTGTTCCAGTTAGCTATGATAAATTCATCATGCTCCTCAACAGTCGCGAAACCTCTTTTTGTAGCCATATTTTGATGACCTAAATGTAAATCTGCTATTCCGAATGTTCTACTCATCTGTTGATAAATTTATTCCTTTATGTACATGGACTTTTACGCTTGTTTTATCTTCTTCCTTAACTTCTCCACTAAACCAAGTTAGCCAACTAAACCATTTATTGATAAAGTTTATTGCTTTTTGAAGTTTTAAGCTAGTTATGTAGTCTTCTATTGTAAGTAGATTTTCTCCACAACAAGGGCAAGGTTCATCTATGTATTCAAGAAGATTTAACTTTTCGTCAAATGGTATTTCGTAATTACAATCAGTGTTGTCGCATACGATAAACTTTTCTTGGACTTGTTCAATTAATTTTCTTTTCATTTGTTTTGTTTTAGATCCCCAAGCAGATTCGAACTGCTGTCTTGCACACGCTCGCGCCCATCCTAACCACTAGACGATAGGGAAACTTTTTAAGCTTTAACTAGAGACAAAGATATTGATTGAGCTAAGCCAATCATGTTTACATTGTCTACCTGAGCAAGAATAAGTTGATTCTTTACTTTCTCAAAAGAAGGAGATCCTTTGTACGTTCCAACATTTTGCTTTTTGAATTGTTTATGTAACGCTTCAAGTGCAGTTGAATACTCTTTTGATACGATATTGAATGAAACTTTTTTGTGCTTGGTAGCTATGAAAACAATTGCGCGTTCAGCAGCCAATATTCCATGCTTAGTTTTTAAAGCTTTAATCTTTCTTTGAAAGTCAAATGTTCCTTCATAAGATGAATTCCATGCAGAAACTACTGCTTGAGCATCATCAAATACTTTTGTTGTTAGAGCATTAATCTCAGTTAATGTTAACTTACCGCTTCTTTTTATTGTAACTTCTAATTTTTTTGACATTTTGTTTTGTAATAATGATTAATAAAAAAAGGGGGCTAATTACTCCCCCTTTCAAAAACTAAAAAATGAGAAAACTACTCAGCGGCGTTTCCTGCATGTGCAGTATTCATTCCTGGATTTGAATCTGAAGTGATAAAAATATCTCCTCTGTTCAAATCTGAAGTGAACTCAGTATCTCTATATACTGGTTGTCCATTACTTAAAATGATTGCTCCGTCTTTTCCTTTTCTTTTTGCTTCTTGACCAGGGTAAAAAGGACGAGTACTCTCTGTAACTACAATTTTACCTGCCATTGGATAAGGTTGTCCTTCAACCAACATTCCTTCTAATACATCTGCTGTTGCTCCTTCAACAGTAATAAATGCACTTCTTTTTGCAAATCTTGAGAAACCATTACTGATTGCTAATTCACTTTGGTCTAGTCTAATTTTTCCGAATTCTGCACCAGCTTCATTTTTAAATCTTGTGATTAATTTTCCTGTTTCTGGGTGACTTACTACTACTGCTTTACCTAAATTGTTCATGATTTTGTATTTTAATTTTTTGTCTTTACTTGTGTTGGCAAAAGACTACTCCCGATTGTTTAACTCTTTTTTTGTTTTAGTATGCGTATTATAAACTGAAAAATCCTGTCAAGTCTGTAAACTTGTCATTTGTGAATCTATGCAAGAACTCAACCATCCCTGATTGGTGAGATAACTCTTCCTTGTATTGTTTCATGTAAACTTTATCAGCTTCGGCCATTAACTTCTCTCCAAGTAGCATGATTTTATCTTTTGCTTCTTTACTTGCCATTCCGTTTAGCCTTTCTTCAAGCAATGAATTGGAACGCTCCCGCGCTATTGTCTTTTCACTTGCCATCCGTTGAAAAAATTCTTGTCTTGATCTAACTACTGCGATCAAGCCATTCATTTCTTCTGTTGTAATCATCTTCTCAATGGGAATTAGATTCTCATCTTTCTTTTTTTTAATTGCTTTCGCCATCTTGTTGATTATAATATTCATTACTCAGTTTTTGAATCTCAATTAATGAGAGTTCTTTTCCTCTTGTAGAAACTATTCTATCCATCTCTAAGATGAATGATAAGTCTTCTTGGCTTACGCTCATCCCTGATGCTGCCAAGGCTGCTGTTAATATTTCTAGATTTTCAATGATTTTACTACTTTTATTCCTATTATCTTTCTGTATTCAATCTCATCTGATACCACTTTTAAGAGAGTATCATCAAGTATTCTAATCCTATTGTCATGCTTTTTTAAGACTTTCCTTAGTTTTACACATCTCAAAGTATTTAACTTAATCTCTCTTCTGGTATCTAATTGATACAAGGTAATAGTTCTAGCGACTTCATGCGCTTTAAGGTCTATTCTTATTATCTTCCTCATCTTCTAAGGCTTTAACTAATCTTGCTGAGCTTATTATTCCTATAACAAACATAGCAACTACAAATGACATCAAGACAAGTGTAATTATTGGTCTTGAATCTATATTACCCTCCATTTGAGATTCTGTTATAGGCTGAATATATTGCCATTGCTGTTGATGCAAGAAAAAACACTATTGAAATTATGCACAATATAGATCCTTTTGTTTCAAAGTAAATAAATCCGCCTTCTTTTCTGGAGTGATATCTTTCAGCTATCAAGTAAAATATTACTGATATTGCTAATAATAATAATGAAATCATAGTTAGTTTGTTTTTGTTCTAGCTCCTAAGACTTTCTCGGATACTACTTTGTTGCCAAACATCATTGGCGTGTATGTAATTTCTACTACATTTTTAAAAGCCTTGTTTCTTCTAGCAAGGTTTGTGGAAGTTATTAATATTCCTTTTTTAATTCTTTTTCTACTCATGGTTTTATTTATTAATTATTGCACCGGCAGGAGGATTCGAACCTCCGCTAACGACCTGTACTGCTACAGGAGGGTATGCCAGCTCGCCATTAAGTTTCACCGGTGTGTATTCTACATTACTCCTAACTTCATGTTAAGTAGTGATTGTTCTCCTTTAGATAGAGATGATATAAATTTATCTTCACCTGCACTATTAGTAAAGATAAATTTTTCGTTTTTGTATCCAAATGAAACGATGTCATATTTATCTAGCTCAAAGTTCTTTAAAGTGTCTTTTATTTTATCGTCTGCAATAATACCAGCTTCGAACGATCGCTTAATTTTGTGAGCGTATACAGAGTCATAAAGTCTGTAGTATTCTGGCATTGATTCAATACCAATCTTATCTTGAAGCTTAAAGAATCTTTCTACTTCATCGAATGTTCTCATTGTTACAGATAAGAATAAAGGTGATGGAGCGTCTACAATAGATTCAGCCACATCAATATTCATTGATTCTAGTTTTCCATTTTTAAATCCTAGACTTATCTTACCTCCAGGATGAATCGCTCCTACAAGTCCATTGAAGTTGTTGTCTTCAAATGTATTATCCCACACATATTGTGCAGTTTGAAGCATCTCAGATTCTGATGTTTTTGCTCTATTGATTTTAAATACCATGATAGTAGCCAATGCCCATGTCATTTTCAATATAAGACTCTTTCCTGAACCATTTTTACCCACGTATAGACTTAATGCATTCATGTCTAAATCTGTCTTAAGCTTCATTGGTTGATCTATATCAACATTCAATTGAGTCATTTGACCCAACTCTTTAATTAGTTTTTTCTTTAACATGGTTTATTTAGTTTTAAATTAAAAAATGAATGTATGGGTCGTTATGCCATATTGCCATTATCGCTCTCCGCGAGCTAGGATGTTACACTTACACTAACATTCATTTGAACACAATCTACACGGATCGTTGTATTATTATGCCAACCAAGTATAAGTTTACTGTATCTCGCGCACTGGGATTATCGCGTTAACCAGATATTGCTTCAACAAGGCTTTAGCCGCTAAACTTTCGCGAGCTTATACTTATAGTTGACACTTTTGTTGTTGTGGTGGGCCTCGAACCCACGACGCAGAACCTTTGCAAAGTCCCCGCTCTAACCATCTGAGCTACACATCACCAGGACATTTGTTATGGTTGCCTTTCCTCTCGTTTGTATAGGTGGCTGGGCTCGAACCAACGACATAACCATTTGAAGGGTCTGTTCTACCAAATACTGAACTACACCTATATTCAGGTTTCTATAGTTTTCCTTCTATTTATTATTTAAAAAATCACTTGTCCTTTCTAGTCGGAATAATAGTATGAAATCTTTCACATACAAGGATGATCTCCTTAATTGCTTATAATTTAACATCTTTACAACAAACACAACTGCTAGTACAGCTTATAATATACTTTTTGACATTTTAAGTACTCTTCTTAGAGCTAACACCATACGTTAATTCGTATTTATATTATTGTTTATCTTCAAGCAAGTGATTTTATAAATTGTGGAGCCGGGGGGAGTCGAACCCCCGTCCAAAATTAAAGTGTAACAATAAGATTTATACAGCTTTTGTAAAGTTTAGCCTTTTCCTTCTCTCAAACAATACTAAATCTAGAAGTTTTGAGATGATAGCATTTATAGCTCAACACTCATGAGTGCATAAATGCAATCTCTCTCATGAGTTGTAACGCACTATGTACGTTAAAATTTATGGCAAATTTATACTCTTGCCAATGTTGAGTCGCATTACTTCTAAGAGTATTATGCTGCCATTCTCATTGTTCTTGCCGGAGCGTTAACGTTAAGTAATGAACCTACTGTAGCCATATTGGCTGAAACTTGATTGTTGTCATTTAAAATGATTCACCTTAGTTATTATCCGTTATCTCTCGGAGCTGATCTTACTGCGTATTTAACCTGTCAAAACCAAGCGGCCCCGTAGCCCTCGTGTGAGGGCACTAATCAAAATAATGATACGCAATTTTATTGTATTAACTTCGTTCCCGTAAACATGTAACAAGAACGCTCAATCTCTCTGTGCGAGGATAGGTGTAAATGTAAACAATCATCCTCGCCCCTGTTATAACGCTTATTGCATCATAGAATCTTGTACCCGGCTTTCTGTTATCCACATTAAATGCTTCGGTATCCCACGCATCCGGTCTTATTACATGCTGGCTTCAACAAGATGTCTATTTTTACACTATTCTTTTATTCTCCAATTATCTTCAGTTCCATAATTTAAATTAGGCCTGTCGACTTGGTTTTGAGGACTAAAGTCACTCCATTTTCCAGAATGATTAGACTGTATTGTCTTACCCTTTGAATATGCGTCTAAGATGAGTTCTTTCCAAGTCATCTTATTTTCTATTCAAAAGAATATTGCCAGCTGATCCAAATACATTGTTTGATCCATAAGGAGAAACTCCGCTTTCAGCCCATACTCTTTCTGTTTCTGCACGATACAACTCTAACATTTTAGGTTGAGACATAATTGCTTTAGTTCTTGCATTGTATTCAGCAGCCTCAAAGTTTCCTTTTGCTTCAGCTACCTTTTGTAATGCTTGTTGTTCAGCTTTCAATGTCTGTGACTTAATTGTTGCAGTTTCCTGAATTACTTTAATTTTGCTATTAATTGCATTTCTATAAGATGCAGGCATATCAGCTTTCAATACAGCAAGAGTTACAGATGTAAATCCTTCTTTATCAAGCAATACCGCAAGAGCTGAATTCACTTTATCTTCATACACATTTCCATGTTGAATCAATGAATCAGAAGCAAATGTTACTGAATTGTCTCTTAATGCTTTTCTAACGATTGCTTTTACTCTAGTTTGTAGTAATTCATCCATACCTATTCGGTACTTTATAAACACATCTTTAGCACTTTCTCTTTTTAATTGTAAATTTAAAGATACATTTAAGCCAAATGTTGCTCCATCTGAAGACACAACGTCAATATGCTCATCAAATTCACTTCCGTCAGTTACTTCTGATGTCCAAACTTTATGTTGGATTGAAGTTGGATAAGTGAACACGTCTTGTGTTGGTGGAAAATAGAATACAAATCCTGATGCAGGAGTTACATTTGGAATACCTTTGTCATTACCCATCTGGTCAACAACTAATGCTACTTCAGCACTATCTGTAGTTGTGCAAGAGCTTGTAATAATACCAACAATAAATAATACTGCTGTCAATCTTAATAATACTTTCTTCATTACTTTTTCTTTTTAAATTGTGTAAAAAAATTTGTTTTTGCGATAGAATAACCTATTAGAAACAACACTACCGCGCCTGCTGTATTCCATAACCAACTAGGTTGATTAATCATTCTGAATGCTTGTAAGATTGATGCTATTGATGCAATCATACATAAAATAAATACTAAAACTCTCATAGTTAATCTAATTTCTCTATAAAGAATGTTCCGGTAATTCTAAAGTTGCATCTTACTTCTCCCATAAATGGAATAGTAATTACACCTTGTTTAACAATTAGCTCTTCTGTAAAAGCTAATTTAGGTCCATTATGAGCTATTGCTAAGGCACGAGTCTTCGTGCCTCCATCAATGCTAGTAATAACCATTTCTTCTTCGTCAATCACATTCTCTTTGAAGATTGACTCTTCGTTAGGAACTCCGTTGTCGATGTTGGCAATTGCTCTTTTCTTAGCAAGAGCTTTTCTGTTTTTCTTTAGCCTTTTGCTTGCTCTATCTTCAAGGGTGAATTCGTAAACTCTTGCTCTGATTGCATCTTGAGATCTATTAGGTATCAATACCTTAAGAAATTCAATTGATTCAGCAATTGTTCTATCTTTTACCCCCTCTTCAACTATAGATAATTCTTCTAGAGTCCATGGCGTTTTTGATACTACATTTTCTTTACCTCCCATTGGTTTAAAATTAAAGTTTTAGCACCCTCCACTCACACTAATCATAGCTCCCTGTTAGAGGATAGACTAATATGAGCAATTGGGTCGCGTAAAAAGACAGCGTTGACGTTATGAAGCGGGATTAATCTTCAATACAACTCATCCATGTACATTGCCTGGGACTCATTCGCGCGTATGCTACAACATAGTTATCTTCTCCCACGAAGACTACACGTCTAGGATTACTCCTCTTTCACAGCTCTTCGTTACAATTAGCTTAAGTTTTCTTTAATGTGAAACTCTGATACTGTCAATTCAGTATTAGTATCTTTATGTAAATTACTATCCTCTCCCTACGAATGTAGATTTGACTCAGCCTATTCACAATGGTTCAATGTTTAGCCGGTATTATCATAAAATCATTTTTACTTCATCAATAGAGATCCTCAAAACGCATAAACCCGTTAAAATCTCATTAAAAAAAGGTTAGAATCCCATCTCTATTGAATCAGCGACTTTGCCCCATATTGAAAAACCACTAACATTTATGGGGCGAAACTGCTGTTGTTGTTGGTTCTAGGCTGCGACTAGAAGGAAAATACTATTTAGAGATCAGACTCAATTGTTCCGTTAGGAATGCAATTTCTTTCTCATGATTTGTAATAGCATCTTCAGCTTGTTCGATTCCTTTGTTAGCCAACAGAAGCGTTCTAATGTATTCAACACTATCAGTGATTAATACTCCGTTGTTGATACGAGCACTTGCTAAAGCTTCTTTAGCTACTTCAAGATTATCTTCAAGTGTTAAGGTATGCGCATTCTTTGCAGCTACTTGAGCACGAATTTGAGCTATTGCAGTCTTTTGGATTTTAATACCTACTGCCGCTGCGTCATCGCCTTTCACTGCTGCTATCACTAATTGAATAAATAATGATGCATTTTCTTTAATTTCCGATGTTTTCATCTTTCTTTGTTTTAGATTGTTATGTTGATTGTTGATTCGATGACAATGTCATCATTTAATTCTTCTTTCTTACTTTCGTAAATAATGGGTGCTGCTTGTTCGGAGGTAGAAGATAGCGGAGGGAATTTAGGCGGATCTCTCCAATCAACCTGTTGAATTGGTTGAGAAGGATAAATAACTGCTTTAGGAATATCCGGGACTCTTTCAACTCCTGGCATTTCTCTTGGTAGTGATACATATCCAGGTTTTAATTCTGTAAAATCCCAATTAAAAAATGTCCATCCATCAAATACCACTTGACTTTTTTTATTTTCAAGCATGTCTTTAACGACTTCTTGTTGATCTTTGGTTAGAAGTTGACCAAGGTAATGGTTCATGTCTAATCCTGAAGCCCACTTTGATGGATATCCAGCATTATCTGGCATACTATTCCACTTACCAATGTCAATAAATTCTGATTTTGTCTTGAATCTATACTCTTTATCAACGTTTTTGCTTGTAGATTGTATTTCTTCTTCTCCATAAGACTCATGTTTAATAAACCTAAAGCAATCTGGATGGAAATTAATTCCATATCTATTGTCTTCAAGCAATATCGATTCATCTTTACCATTCCAATTATAACACCAAGTTAAAGATCCTACTGGAATCAAGTCTGGAAGACTTGCATTCGTACATGACCACTTTAAAGGCTTTATTACCTCAAGGTAAGAAACTTTTGAATATGTACTTGTAGGATCTTTTGCTTCGTAGCCTGTTTTATTCTTAATAAAACCAAGCTCTGTTGTTGGTCCAAAATACATTACTTCACTCTTTGGATAGCGTCCTTCATAGCGTAGCTAAAACGGAACTTGTTTTTAATCTTTGCCATCCAAGCTTCAAATCCTTCTTGTCTCACTATTATTGAGATGTGATTTCTTTGTTCTTTAATTAACATTGCTTATGATTTTCAGGATTGTTGTAATAATCTTCAGCTTCCTGAGCGTATCTAGATTCAGACTCTAGTTGATTGATTTCTTTATCAGAATACTTTCTACTTTTTCTTGGATTTTTATCAGCATAACCTGCTAACTCTCTTTCACTTGGAGGTTCAGGAACTGTAAAGAATATGTACATCAAAAATGAAAACAATAATGATACTCCAAAAAACTCTCTAGTATTAAGTGAATTGATAACTCCATCTAAATTACCAACATGTATCATACAAGATACTATTAGCGTTAATAATACTGCCATTGTTATAGATACTAATGACGTAAAGGCCCTACGGTATAATCTATTTCTCATTATAGTTCGATTTTATAGGTTGAATTCCTAGTTTTAAAGATGTAATAATCATCTGTAACTTCAACAATCTCAGTCACTTCAGCGGTAGATAATCTACCAAATCTGTAACTAAATCCCACTAATGGAATTTCCGGTTTAACATCTGCGTCAAGTACGAAGCCTTCGTTAATTCCATTTGGATGTTCTCCAAAGAATTTATCGTCTTTTAATTTTGTTATTTTTGCCATTTTACATTTCAAAGTAGAACTCTTGTCCTTTTATTTTATAAATACCTCCCCAACTGTACCATCCGTTTCCTTCACAAATCTTAACTCTTTTTACAAAGTGATAGTCAATATTGAAATCTACTAATGATCTTATTCTTCTTACTTCAAATCTATCTGCAATGATTCCGTGTTCGTCGAATCTTTTGTTGTCAAAATAGAATTGATGTTGTTTTCCTTCTTTATCAAACACTTTTATTGTGTATGTTTTGAAGTTCAGTGTCTTTTTTGGCTTCACTTTACTTGAAGACATGTAGTATAGTTCGTCTACTGTGTCATATACTTCGTTGTAATATTGACTAAGCCCAGATAGTTCTGACATAAATGCCAAAGCTTCTGATAATGTACCTGCAGTGTGAACTGTATTTAACATCTCATTGCGTATCCTGCGTTTGATCCTAATTCTTGAAGCTCTTTGTAGATTCTACTAAAGAATCTTTTAATTGTTTGTTTCATGGTTAATTGATTTTACTTGATTTATACTAATTCTTTCTTCTTAATACTGCATCCCATCTTGGAGTAAATCCACTAAAAGTACTATGAACAACTACAACTCCTTTAGAAGTTACTCTGTATTCATATTTTCCTTTTACTGTATCTCCAACTGATAAGTATCTTATTTCATCCTCAATGTGTAATTCTTCGTATTCAGGATGATCTTTGTCTATGACTGCGTCGTCATATTGATTTTTGATTATATACATTTTCTTATGATTTAATTAATAATAGAAAACTAAGACACTCAAAGTCGTAGAATGTCTCAGTTTTAATCATACGCAAGGCTACTTAGATATTCCTTGTATTGCAGTTGCACGCTGATTGTTGTGCTGGGTACAGGTTCGAACTGTAGTCTCTTGCTCCAAAAGCAAGCGCTCTATCCAATTGAGCTATTCCAACTTGTTGTGTCCTTAGACAGATTTGAACTGCCGACCTATCCGTTATGAGCGGAGTGCTCTACCGCTGAGCTATAAGGACATTGCTTAATAATTACTTGTTCTCCTCTTGAAGTACAAACTTACAAATGCTTTCATTTGAGTCTTATAATTATTAAGCTGTATTGTAAACACCACTTGACGCTATTTAACTTTCCTGTCAATTCAGGTAAACATATAAGGTTTTGGGACACGATGGTACTTATACGCACTTGTGATGATTAGCTTCACTTTTAGGGTTTCACTCAATCACGTCATGCAACCCACAAACTTTAGTGTGGTGTTTAGTCTATGGTTTGATTTGTCATGAATGAAAGAATAAATACTATTGTAGTTAACAATATTGTAGATTTCAATTTGTCAAGTACAATTGGATCTATGTCGCTCCATATTGATATGAACGATACTATTAATGTGCTTACCATTACAATTACAAATAGAATTATTGATAAGAATGTTGTGAATTTTTTCATTTGTTCATATTATTTAGAGCTTTCACTACTAATGTTAATAAATAATAAGCTAAGAATAAGCATGGCCATGTTAATAGGCCATACATATCTACTGGAGCATTTTCCATTACTTAATGTTGTTTTCTTTTCTGAATTCAATGTTGTATATTATCAGTATTCCGAAGAATGAGATAAATGGAACTGAATACATGAACCATGTGATTGGATCTGTTTCTTGTTTAGCATTGTCTATCATTGTAATGCCTGTTGCTATCATCCATATTATTGTTAAGAATAAGATGAAGATAAATTTTGTTGATGATTTCATTTGTGGTTGTTTTAAATGTTTTAAGAATGGCCGATTGTCTTTCAATCGGCCAAATTATATAAACCTATTGTACTGCTTCGCGAACTCAACAATATTATTATAGCAACCATAAGCAATATTCTCTACGTGCTTATGGTTTAGTGTATTTCCAACACCATGTGAAGTTCATATTGAAACTTCCAAGTCAACATCAATACAAGTGAGTGCTCGTTTTTGCTAGGCATTTGTTTCCCTGGCTAGAGTTGATTTATCTCAACTGAAACACACGTCATTATTACTTACTCTAATCTAGGATAGTGCACTAGATTAGAGATGATTGATAAGATATCTGCAGTTCTTATCAAAACAGGTTTGCTTTATTATGGTTGAATGCTTAATTATAGCAGTTAAATTTATGTTGTCCACCTCGTCTAGTTAATTACTCTTGACTTATCTTAGGTGGTATTATGTTTTTAAAGTGTACAACACTCTCTTGCTTTACCTCATATTTATATTAATGTGTGTAATTCTTGAAGCTTACACGTTGCTTCTTATTTATGCCTATGGATTAGTGTCAGCTGGATCTATACAGTCTTCTCTATATTCTTCACTGTTAATGTCTTTACAATACATTATTTATGTTTGTTTTATCTATTGAGAAATGCGTAGCCATTGCTACACTTGTTTTGTAATTAGTCCATATCTGATGAACTACTGCTTTAGAAAATCCAATACCTTTCTCTGATTCATAACTGATAATACCTGAATAGGTTTTATAGTGTTCATCTTTTCTTCCCTCGTTAAATATAATACTAGTTATTAATACGAAGTCATTTTCTTTATACATAATAGCGATGTTATTAATGTGAGGTTAATTTTGATTGAGGTTATGTTGATGTAATGTGGGTATTGGGTCTATGCGAAGCATAACAATAACTTACATTAAACACTCAACTCACCAGACAAGTCAATGCTGATGAGTATAAGTGCAAACTAATTCAACCACGAATTGTATGGTTAATGAGGATTACTCATTTAATTTATTCAATGAGCCATTGAAGATTTGATATGCAATATACAATGCACCTATTCCAACTATCTTAGATAGAAGAAGAGTGTATAATGAGCCATCATTATCAATTGGCTCTGAGATCATTAATACAAACCCTCCTAATGAGAGTACTATTAATGCTAGAAGTTTGATCATTGCTAATATATTATAAGCTAATAATCTTGTGTTTGGTAAATTCATGTGGTTGAGAATTAAGAGTTTATTAATACTAGTTTCTATAACTAGCCATTTGGATTGCTGCTTCTTCTGAGTCTATCTCTAAAGCATCTTGAGTAATAAAGTATTTCATTGTATCTAATGATTGAAGTTTAGTATTAACTCATCTCCTCTCAACCACTAATCTGTCTTTTACCATAGAAGGTGCAGAGAAGCTGTTTGAGAGGTTGTTAATGAGTTTGGGTTATATCAGAGTTATCTGATGATGCAAGTTAGGCGCAAGCCTTAAAGGCCCAACTAGTAAACTAGTTGTTTTAATGGACTACCATCTTTAGCAGTACGGATTTCTCCAGTAACACTATCAACGATATCCTCCAATGTGTAACCATCAGGTATCTCAAATGAGAATCCATTATCTTTATCAGTTAATGGTTTTCCAGCAAAATGAATAGCACCAACCAATGGCACATAAACAGGGTCACTGCTAAATTGCAATGGATTCTTTTTTACTAGTAATAATGCAGATGTTTTTTTCTCTCCGCGTAATGAATGAAATGTAGCTAAAGCCATAATGAGTAAGTATTAAATTAGACGTTTATAGATATAAGAGTACCCCATATCCCAAAACATAAAAAGAGTAGGGGGTGAAGTGTTGTTTGACTCGTGTATGACAATTTTTTTTATAAAAATTTTTTAAAAATAAAATTATAAAATGTAAATGTGTGGTTTATTTTCACTACATTTACAATATTAAAATGATAACAATGAAGACATGTACTAAATGCTTAAAAGACAAAGAGTTAATGGAATATTACTTTCAATCTCCAGGCAAACCAAAGTCACAATGCAAGGAATGCGATAAAGAAAGAAGTAGAATTCAGAAAGAATTGAAAGAAAATGAAAATAAAATAGTAAGAGACAAATGGAGAAGTGAAAACAAGAATAGACTTTATAAAGAATCAATGGAATGGGCTAAAAATAATAGAGATTCTAGAAACAAAAGCGCAAAGAAATATAGAGAACTTAACGCAGATAAAATAAGAGAAAGTAAGAAAAAGCAAAGAAAAGAATTGGAGGCTAAAGATCCATTATCATTAATGAAGAGAAGGTTAAGAAATAGAACAGGAACTGCATTTAGAAGAATGTCTTGGAACAAAAAAGGAACTGTTGATTTATTAGGCGCTGAATATCAAGTTGTTTTCGATAGAATAACTTCTTTATTTACTGATGGAATGAGCTGGGAGAATAGAGAGCTATGGCATATTGACCACATTATTCCTTTAGACTCAGCAACAACTGAAGAAGAATTAATTAAACTTTGCCACTACACGAACCTTCAACCTTTATGGGCTAAAGATAATTTAATAAAAAGTAATAAAATAATCAAAACTAATTCGTAACTTGCACAAAAATAATACACTATGGAAGAAGAATCAATATTTGAAAAAAAAATAAAAATTGACAATCAGTTAGTTACATCGATAAGGTCATCTGAATATTTAGGATACAGTATGACCGGAACGTCATCATCAGGAGCAACATACAAACACACAGCTGGATTATCAACTTCTAAACCAAGACCGCAGTTTTCTTCTACATCAAACTTCATTAAGAATGATCTTCCATTTGAGTATCTTGATTCATTAGAAAAAGCTGAATTAGTTAAAAAGTTTTTAATATCAAGAGGGGTAGAGAGAATAAATGAAGAAACAGCTAAAGCTTTATTCCTCATAAGTACAGTTCTTACTAAAAAAGAAAATGTAATTAAACAACCTAAAAAGAAGCTTAAGTTTTAAATAGCTATGTAATAAAGCAAATTATGAAGAAAAGAGATAAGAGCAAAAGATACGTAATGAATCCTCCTTTAGAAGTAATGCCAAAGAGAAAGCAGAAGTTTCTTTACAATATAACAAAGAAAGAATTAGAGAAAGCAATTAGAGATGTATTCAAGACTGAATGGAAGTATGCTTCACTGCCACCAATAAACTCTCATTGGCACGACAAAGCGCTAGATGTATCAAGGCCATTAACTCCATCTGAATCATTTAGAATGGAAGTAATGGATTCAATTGATCCGAGAAAAGTGTTTACAACAATGAAACTTCCTTGTGGGACTACAGTTCAAATCCAAAACGATCCATTATACGATGAAATTAAGAAATTTAATAGTTCATTGTTAAAAGAACAAGAAGTAATAAAAGGACCAAAGAAAAAACTAAAAATATGAGTGAGATATCAGACGGAAACATAAAGATGGGGCCAGGAATAAGAGAGCAAATGAGTACGCTTCATAAGTTTGAAGCAACATCATTAGAACAATTTACTGAATTAATGAAGGTAATGAACTACCTGCAAGAAGAAACAAAGAGAGAAAATAAACTCAAGGATGAATTAAGAAATGTAAAAGGACCTAAAAAGAAACTAACATGGAAGAAAGAGTAGATTTTAAAACATACGTTAGCAGCGGAATGACAATGAGTCTTAGTGATATAGGATCAGTAAGGACATTAACTTACGAACAATGTGAACAAATAAAACACACTGGTGATATTGTAAATGATCACAAATACAAAAGAAAGAAACTTATATTAACAACAAAAGAGGCTAAATAGCCTCTTTTTTAATGTGTGAACAGATGTCAATACACTTCTTTTTAAAGTCATGAAGAAAATCCTTAGCTTCTTCAAGTCCTAGTTCATACCTCAAGAAGTCTTTATCGTTACCTGTATCAAAAGTGATATGAACCTTTGAATTAACTACAGCCCAGTTGGCTTTACACTTGTGTTTGTAACTGTCTAGTGCGAAATTTAGTTTCAAAAACTCCTTTCTAAACAACTCTACATAATCTTCTTTTTCCATAATAAAGTAATTTTTATTGTTAAAACAAAGATATAACAAAAAAATGTTATTCCAACGTATTGTTTTTAATAAAACTTGTTGTATCTTTGCCAAGTCGCAATGTCTTAATAGGGAGATTACATCAAGAGGTATTAAATACGCATTGGACGCAACGGTATTAAATTGAGAATGGTCCCGTTATTGTAGTAACTTATTCCTAGTGAACCAACATAAGCAATGATAGTTGCTCCGAGAGATAAAACGGGTGTTAGTTGGATATAATTCTAGTATGCTTGATTCAGTTTGAAACAACTGAATGTTCCTGATAAGCCAAGACAATATAAAAAGAGCCTATACCTATCCTCATGGACAGGAACCTCTTCTTTACTTTAAAGTAAATAACACTAATTAGTAACGGGAGGTAGAAAAGAAGAATGAGACAATAGTCTAAAATATATCGCGGTGTAGTGTAACTGGTAACACATGAGGCTCATAACCTTGAATTCGAGTTCGAATCTCGCATCCGCAACTAGATTAAACGGGTACATGACTGAGTGGTATAAAGTAGATGGCTGCAAACCTGAAGAACATAGGTTCGAATCCTATTGTACCCTCAGAAGATTAAATTGGGTGGATGACAAATTGGCTACGTCCGCAGACTGTAACTCTGTCGCAAACAAATAAGACTATGTAGGTTCAATTCCTACCTACCCAACAAATACCGCTTTATAGTGTAACGGTAACACTACTGTTTTTGGCGCAGTCAATTCAAGTTCGAGCCTTGATAAAGCAACAATTATTCCTGTGGTGAAATTGGTAAACACAGCAGTCTTAGAAACTGTACGCATTAGCGCTGAGAGTTCGAGTCTCTCTAGGAATACTAAAATAAATACAATGAGCAGAACAACTAGAAAAGATAGGTACGATAGAATTTACTCTAAACAACCTAAAGATAGTAAAGGTTATGTATGTAATTGTCATATCTGCGTAGGAGTTGACAGAATAGAATTAAAAGAAAAAATTGCTAAAAGAGAATTAGCAATAGCATTAAAAGGTGAAGTAACTCAGTTGGTAGAGTGCTAGATTGAAGATCTAGAGGTCGTAAGTTCAAGTCTTACTTTCACCACAAACTGCTTTTATAATATAATTGGCATTATTCCTGATTTGTACTCAGGCTATTGGGGTTCGAGTCCTCATAAAAGCTCTATTAATCCTGCGGAGATAACGGTGGTTGTTTGCGCGCCTTGGACGCGCGAGGTCATAGGTTCGAATCCTATTCCGCAGACTGTGTTGTTAGCATAATTGGAATAATGCGCTCGGCTGTGAACTGAGAAGATTGGGTTCGAGTCCCTGCAACACCCAAAGAGAGTAAGTGAGATCTTATCAATTTTGCAATGCTCTCTACCTCTGGAAGGGTAAACCAAGTTGGGCTAAGGGTCGCTGTCTTGAAAACAGTTGGGGGTAATACCCGTGTGAGTTCGAGTCTCACTTCTTCCGCAATATTGATTGTTAGCTCAGAGGAAGAGCAGTTGGTTGTTAATCATCAGGTCGGGATATCGTAATTCTCACAATCAGCTATAGAGAGTTGGCAGAGTGGCCAAATGCACATCACTGCTAATGATGAGTCCGAAAGGGCACAAGAGTTCGAATCTCTTATTCTCTGCTTCAATCCGATAAAACTAGAAGTAGTTTGAATCCTTAGAAATATATTCTAAGGATTTTTTTGTTTATAAGCTATTTTAGTTTAGCTTTGTAACTTAAATAAAAAGAACATGAAAGATAAATTAGTATTAAAAGATTCAAGCCTTAAGCCAACAATTTCATTTCACAATAGTGATGGAAAAGAAGTAGGTAAATTCATTATAGAAGGAGAAACATTAAAGTTTGAGGGCAATGCTCACGAATCATCAACAATCTTTATAGAATTAGTATTACAAAAATTCATAAACGGAATAAAAAATAAATAATATGACTGGAAAATATCTAATAACAACTGATGCTTGGTTCTACGCTCCGGACGGGAAACAATATAAGTCAGTATGGGGAGAAGTAAAAATTGTAGACGATAGAATTCTTGGAGTTAAGACTAACGCAAGAAGCACAAATTGGTATGCAAGAGTAGGTACTGATGAGAATCATGTAGTGATAGCAGGATGCCAGATACATTATGCGTGTAGATGCGAAAATGAACCTAATGTAGATTACACAGACGACTACATTCTACACGAAGGAGAAGTTAAGGAGTATAAAAGGCCAACTAATATATACATAGTAAAGTAATTATGACAATAAACATTGATTTTGATGGAACTGTAGTAACTCACGCATTTCCAAAAGTAGGTAAGAATATAGGAGCGCAATTTGTGCTAAAGAGATTAGTAGCTAATGGGCATAAATTAATTTTATTCACAATGAGATCAGACAAAAACGGAACCATGTCTACCGCTGATCCAGGAATAATTGCTATTCCAGGTCAGTATTTAACCGACGCTATTAACTGGTTTAAAGAAAACCACATACCATTACACGGAATTCAATCTAACCCGGATCAAAAAAACTGGACAGATTCTCCGAAGAGTTATGCTGATTTAATGATTGATGACAGTGCATTAGGATGTCCACTAAAGTACAATAGAGAAGTGTCGAACAGACCATTCGTTGATTGGGGTAAAGTAGAAGAGTGGTTAGAATCTAGAGGAGTAATTTAAAACAAACAATATGAAAGAAGAAAAAATGGTTAAAGAATACTTACCACATGAGCAGAGAGTAATTGCGGAAAGAGAAGAGTTAATGGTAAAACTTAACGATCTAAATAAGTTTATAGGCGGATCAACCTTCTTTGAGCAATTAGAGAATACGCAAAAGAACTTGTTAATCATACAACAAAGAGCAATGGAAACTTATGCTACAGCACTGAAAGCTAGGATTGACTTGTTTTAAACTTAAAAATTAAAAAATAAAAGCCTTTATTTAACGATAAAGGCTTTGTCATTTAAAATAGTTTCTTATCTTTGACGAAACAAAACAGTAAGCTATGGCATTTTTAAAGAAAAGAGCAGAAACAATAAAAAGGAAGACCAATGTATTCACTCCTACTCAGAATAGAATACTTTCTATGGACAAAGAGTTATTGATAAAACATTACGCACTAGTAAGATTAAGAGTTAGCTCCATGGGAGCTGAAGAAAGAAGAATCTTGCTTAACAGAATAAACTACGGAGTAGATAAAGGACACATATCAGTTGAAGAGCTTCAAAGAGAAGTAGATAAAGTTCAAGACATGATTGAAGCAGAATTAAAAAAATAAATCTAGATGAAAGTAGTAATATTACCAAGTGATTCTTATAAAGAGAAACTTAAAGGTGTTATAAAATCTGCGGCTGACGCCGGTGAGAGATCAATTACTCTTTTCTCTACCTCCTGTATTCAGGAATTATTACTTGAATTGCTGGAAAGGACACGGTCGGCAATAAGATTCAGGTCAATGTCAGGAATAATTTTTATGCTAAAAGATAGCGGAATTTTAATAGAGTTAATTACAGTAGATAGTTATGAGTAAGATAGAAGAGATTGCAGGCGGATTCAAAAACATATTGAGAAGTAAACTTAATTTAACAACAGAAGAAGAAGAAGTTTTATTTGCTACAAGAAGAAAAGTATGTGACGTATGTCCATCAAATAAAGACGGATTGTTATGTTCAACATGCGGATGCGTATTGGCAGCAAAGGTAAGAGCTATAAATACCTCATGTCCAGAAGGCAATTGGTAGAAAGATTAAAAAACAATAGGAAATGAAGAAAAAAGATATTAATTTAGCAGCAGAAATAAAGAAGAGAGAGGACTATAACTTATTGTGTCCATTTCCTTATTACTCAACAGAGACAATTCAAGACTTAAAAACAAAACAAAAAATGGTAACAAGGAAATCAGATTACAACAACGTCCCGGTAGAATATTGTAAAACATGTCTATCACTTCATTTAAAAGAAGTAAAGTTTGAAGGCAAATTAGACCTTACGACAGGAAAAGAAAAGAGTGTGGTATATTGTATACCTTGTGGGAATACTTCAGTAGAGAGCGCCCATATAACAGAATGGGAAGACTTCTATGAAGCTAAATACGGAAAGCCTTTCTTAGAAAAAAAATAAGAGAAAATGGATAACATAAATATCAAGAGAATAAACGTCGATGTAAAACAATTGTTTACTTATTGGCTGACATTCTTAAAGCCTTATCATAATTTAAGGCAGAAAGAAATTGAAGCATTAAGTGTGTTTCTTTACTACAGACACAGATTGTCTGAAGAGGTACTAAATAAATCTTTGATAGATAAATTGTTATTCTCTCCGGACGTAAGAAAAAGCATAATGCTAGATCTTAATATTAAAAGCACTTATGTTTTTAATAATTTACTTACAGCATTAAGAAACAAGGGTGTCATATCGAGAGATAACAAGATTACAGAAGTTTTAGTACCAAACTTCTTACCAGGATCCGACAACTTTAAATTGGTATTTAACTTTGAAGTCAATGATAGTAAACAAAACTGAGAAAATAGAACTTGAAAAGATAGCAGCCAAGCACAATATAAGTATTGAGGAAGCTAAAGAAGTTATAGACAGCATGTATGGATTCATGAGGGAGAAGATTTCAGAGATAAATTTCACAGAAAAAGAGTTCTCAAAAGAAGAGTTCTCTAATCTAAAAACTAATTTTAATATTCCTTGCATAGGAAAATTTTGCGCCGTATATTACGCCTATAAAAAAATAAACAAAATCAAATGATAAAAACAGATACATTCGGAGAAAGCTTAATAGGCTATAGGTTTAATCCTCAAGGAGATCCAGACGTAGATATCGTAAAGAAAACATTCGCAAGCTTAGTTGATTTAATTGAAACTTTTCCGGAAGATACAAGAATCAGCAAGATGCTAAAGGAAGCAAGTCTAGTAGCTTGCGTTAATGCACAAATGCTAACAGTAAAATTAATAACATTAAAAGAGTAAGATGGACGAAAAAGTTTGGATTAAAACAGCAAAAGTAAACGAAGATGTCAAACACCAAAAAGCGCAAGCTGAACTACAAGGAGATATCAAGGGATACTTCGGAGAGAGAGATAAAACCAATAGAGGCATTGATACTAAAATTTCAGACGCAACTGAAACGTCAAAAGCAGAAGCTGAAGTCAAAGAACTTCTTTACGAGGATTCTATTAAAGACTTCCCTATTCAGGACACAACAAGACCTATGTTTAATCAAGTTTTTATATCTGCAAGGAGAAATAAGACAAAGACAGATTCAGGATTATGGTTGCCGCAAGCATCATTTGGTACCGAGAAAGAAACAGACGCGTCGATTGACTACCAGTCTGTCCAGAAGGTAATGGCAATTGGACGTCAGGTTCAAGAAGTTGCGGTAGGAATGGAAGTTAAAATCAACTACGAAATGTTTAAAAGAAAAGTAGAAGGGAATTTATCTTCAGTAGTAAGAAAAGAATTTGAATACGTAGTTCCAATTGTAGAAATTGACGGACACGAATACATAAAAATCTCAGAGAGAGAAATTGAATACATCACAGACACAAAAGGATTAAAAAACACTAATTTTGAAAAATAGTATTATGAAAGAAAATTTATTAGAATCATTGGCGAAAATTATGATTGCATTAGAACTAAATGAAGTTCAATCAATCGAGGTTAGAGGAGCAATTGCAGAAGGAGTTAAATTTCAATCAGCATTGGCAGTAATCGATGAAGATGTACTGAAAGAAATTGTAGTTGAGTTAAAATTGAACGAAGAAGTAAAAAAAAGTAAATAAGTATGGAAGTAGTATCAGCAATATTTGACGCATTATTTGTATTAGCAGTAATTATCAGTACATGGTCAATCAACAAATCAATTGATCGACTGGAAAGAAAAACAGAAGAATTAGAAGAAAAAGCTAATTCTAAAGACATCGTCCCGGAAGAGGAAGAAGTTAAACCTGTAGTTCGAAAGAAAAGAGTAAGGAAGCCAAAAGTGGCTAAAGAAATTGTGTAAATTAAGGGACTTGAAAAAGTCCCTTTTTTTGTGTATATTTGTCAAAACATTTTAAAGAGAGAAAGATGAATATTTTTGAAGTAAAGAATTTTGTGGTGACGTTCTCACCACAAGCATTAATGTTAAGACCATTTAAAGAGATATGGCTTAACGATAAGTCTAAAGATAAAGAGAAAGCAGTACAAGAGCTATCTTATGTTTTCTACATGGCAGACGACAGATCTGACTATATGTACATTTTAGATGAAGAAGAAAGAAAGGAAGCTGTTATAAGAGATTTAAACATGGATCCTAACTGGATAAAACCTCAATACATTGACGAGGCGATGGAGTTTTATATAGAAGCGTCTACCACTACATCTACACAAATGCTTAAAAGCACGCGTGGAGTAATAGAAAAGATATCAAAGTTTCTTGACGACATTGACGTGAATGAAAGAGATAAAAACAATAAGCCAGTATTTGATATAGGAAAGATTGTAGCTTCAGTAGAGAAAGTTCCTAAATTAGTAAAAGCACTTAACGAGATTGAACTTGAAATTGTAAAAGAAAAAGAACTTAAAGCTCAATCAGGAAGTAAGAATGGCGGAGTGTTTGATAACGAAGGGATATAATTATGGATAACTATAGAAAGTTTAACAAGATACAGACTGACTTAACGGCAGATCTAATGTCACACATGAACAAGGAAGAGGAAGCTGATCTATTCGAAATGCTTGATTCTATTATGTTTTTGCAGAATTTATCTTCTCCATCTAGGTTATACGCTAAAGATTTAGAACGTTGGGATAACCCGGCGCTTCCAACAATAGCTGTAATTCCTGGAGCAAAAGTAAGAACACTGGACCCTAATGGTAAAATAGTCGTAGACATAACTAATCCTCACATCTTGGAAGACATGGATTTCTTCAGAGAAGCAGCTATTCATTTTGAGAAACATGGAGTTTATACTAGGTTATTTCCTAATAGAAACCCTAATAGTGAGTACTTTAAGTATTGGAAAGAAGAAGCAAGGAGATGTAGAGAGGGACACTTTAGACCATCTGATGGTGAATGGATCCCAGGATTCTACTACTTTTACTTGAACTATTCTCCAATCTTGAAAGTAGAGGTTGTTGAAGGAACACAACGTGCCGGTCGTGTGGAAGCATTTCCTAACGTGTATGATGGAGATTATTTATTCTATCATTACTTAGAACAAGCGCGTAATGCAGGTAAACATACTGCAACTCTTAAGAAGAGGGGTTCAGGATTCTCCTTTAAAGGCGGATCTAAAATGGCTCGTAACTTTATATTAGGTGAATCAGAAGTAGCTAGACATAAGATTAAATCTTACGCTGTTGCCAATGAGAAAGAGTATTTAACTAAAGATGGTGTATTAAACAAATTCTTAGCTATTGCAGATTTCTGCGCGATACATACAGGATTCCCTGGAGTAAGAAGTTTAAAAGATTCATTGAATGATATGCACTGGAAGATGGGTCGTAAAGATTCTAAAACTGGTACAGATGTTGGAACTCTTAACGAAGTGATGGGAGTTACTCTAAAGAATGACCCGGAGAAAGCCAGGGGTAAAAGGGGTTCTCTTATTGAATGGGAAGAAGCAGGAAAGTTTGACAACTTCTTGGTTGCTTGGGGAATCGCGAGACCTTCTGTAGAAGAAGATGGATTTGCCTTTGGAATAATGAATGCTTACGGAACCGGTGGTACTGAAGGAGCAGCCTTTGATGGTTTGGAAGAGATATTCTACAATGGGGATGGATATAACATTTATTCATTGCCAAACGTGTTTGATAAAAATACAGGTGGTAGAGGAAGATGCTCATTCTTCTTTGGAACTTATATGAACTTTAAAGGAAAGTATGATAAGAATGGAAATAGCGATGTTGTTGGAGCTTTAATTCTAACTGTAAAAGATAGGCTTAAAACTAAATACGGAGCTTCTGATCCAAATGCAATTGTTCAAAAGAAAGCAGAACACCCTATAACTCCTCAGGAAGCTATTATGAGGACAGAGGGAAGCGCATTTCCAGTAGGTGACTTGAGAGATTACTTAGAAGATATCATGCCTAATATCGACCGTTTCGTTGACGAGCATTGGGTTGGTAAGTTATCTTATGATAATAAAGGAAATGTTACTTGGGCGCCAGATCCAAGTATAACACCAATACGTGAATTTCCATACGTAGTGAAAGGTGGTAAATCAGATGGAGCTGTTGAAATTTTTGATATGCCGCAGAAAGATAGAGACGGAAAAGTATTCTCTGGTAGATATATTGCCGGGATTGACCCTATTGATAATGATTATACAGTTAACGGATCATTAGCTTCAATATTCGTGTTTGATATGTGGACAGATAAAATTGTTGCAGAATACACAGCAAGACCTGTATTGGCTGAAGAGTTTTATGAGATTTGCTTAAGACTTACTTCTTACTACAACGCGGAAGCAAATTACGAGAGCAATTTAAAAGGACTCTTTACGTACTTTTCTAATCATAATGCATTACATTTGCTGTCTGATACTCCTGAAATTTTAAAAGATATGTACATAGCAAAAACTATTTTACATGGAAACAGAGCCAAAGGAACCAGAACGACTAAGGAAGTTATAAAACTAGGTAAAACACTTCAACGTCAATGGATGATGTCTCAATATGAGATTGAACTTTATGATGAAGAGAATGGAGATATGCAAACTACATTCATTCAGAACTTAAGAAGAATTAGAAGTATTGGATACATCAAAGAATGTATAGCCTGGAATGCTGACATAAATGCGGATAGAGTTTCTGCAATGGATATGGTGATGATCTTAAGAGAAGATAGAGCAAAAATGGTAGATAAGTATGAAGAGAAATCTAACATGCATATTAATTCAATGACTGGAGATGATTTCTTAGATGCTAACTGGGCCAAAGCATTAGGAACAATGGAAGAGCAGAAAATGCCATGGATGTAAAAAAGCCATAAGCTACTATGAACTAAATAGGTATAAAAGTATAAATTCGTAAATTAAAACAAAAAAATATGTCATTAAGTAATTTCCCTAAACAAAAACTTCCGTTCAATAAGAAGGATAAAAAATGGAGAAAAGCTCATTTAGACTTTGCAGACAACAACAGTTTCATTAATAGTGGACGAATAAGAGCAAGGTTAAAAAGTAAGCGAATAAATCTAAATCTCTATAATGGGATTCTAGATCCTGCCGATATGAAGTTGATACTTAATCCTGGAGACATTGAGAAGATGTTTGTTCCGGAAAAGATTCAGCATTATCCTATCGTAACTCCAAGAATAAATGTTCTTATTGGCGAAGAGAAGAGACGTAAGTTTGACTGGTCAGTTAATTTAACTAATCCAGATACAATTGCTATGATCTCAAAAGACAAGATGAAACTTGTTCAAGAAAAACTAAATGAATACTTGGAATCTACTAGGCCTGAAGAGGAACTAGAGAAAGACATGAAAGCATTTAGCGACTACATAAACTATGACTATCAAGACGTTAGAGAGAAGAGAGCCAACATGTACATGAGGTATCATATAGAATCTCTTGATATGAAAGTAAAATTTCAACAAGGATTTAAAGACGCTCTTATCATGGGAGAAGAAATCTACATGACTGATATTGTAAATGGTCAAGTAACTTTCGAGAAACTTAATCCATTAAACGTACATACATTAAGATCCGGAACTTCGAATAAAATTGAAGATGCAGATATAATTGTAATTGATGATTACTGGAGCCCGGGTAAAGTTCAAGATCACTTCTACGAAGATTTAAAATCAAAAGAGATAGATTTGCTTGACGAAGAAAGTACTGGTGGAACTGGAAAGGATTCAGATGGAGAATCTTACGCATTCGATGATATGCAAAACTACGAGGTGATGCAAAGAGAAAGTATTAATTCTTTCCTTGACATGAGTGGAGTTTGGTCAAACACATCTAAGAACACATACACAGATGGACACGGTAATATAAGAGTTTTAAGAATGTTCTGGAAATCTAAAAAAGAAATACTAAAAGTAACTTTCTTTGATGAATTTGGAAAAGAACAAGTTAAATTTAGAAGTCCTGACTACATTCTTGATAAAGAAAGAGGAGAGACTTCTGAGAAGTTCTGGGTTAACGAATGGTGGAAAGGCGTTAAAGTTGGTAAAAATATCTACTTGCAAATCAAACCTAAAGAGATTCAGTACAATAAAATCAATCAGCCAAGCTATAACTCATCTGGGATTGTTGGACAAGTTTACAATACCAACGAACAAGGAGCCGTTTCATTAGTGGAAAGATCTAAACCATTCCAATACTTATACGACATTTCATGGTATAGAGTAAATGAAGCTTTGTCTAAGTACTTAGGTTCTATTGTAGAATTAGATTTAGCTAAGATTCCGGAAGGATGGAATGTAACTAAATGGTTATACTTCGCACGTAAGTCTGGTATTGCTGTAGTAGATAGTTTCAAAGAGGGTAATAGAGGTATGGCTAAAGGAAAACTTGCAGGAGCCGTAGGTAATACAACCGGCAGAGTTCTTGAACAGAAAGTTGGAGACTTTATTCAGACTCACATTCAAATGATGGAGTTTGCTAAAGCACAAATGGATGAGATAATCGGTGTATCCAGACAACGTATGGGTCAGGTAGACAATAGAGAAACTGTAGGAGGTGTAGAAAGATCTGTATCACAATCTAATCACATTACAGAAGAATTATTTACACTTCACGATTACTGTAAAAAAAGATGTTTCCAAATACTTCTAGAGACAATCAAGATTGCATCAAAAGGAAATCAAGTTAAGTTTGCATACATCGCTGATGATATGACCAGAAAGCTTATGGAAATTGATGGAGACGAGTTTGCTGAAGAAGAATACGGATTGCAAGTTTCAAATGAAGATGCAATTAACGAGATGCAACAGAAACTTGACGGAATGGTCCAAATGGGATTGCAAAATCAAATGCTTTCATTTTCAACGGCAATGAAAATTTACAATTCTCCTTCAATAAGAGAAGTTCAAAGAATGATTGAGAAAGCTGAGAATGATAAAAACGAATCAATGCAGAAACAATCTGAAGAGGCTCGTAAAATGCAAGAGATGCAAATTCAATCTAATGAGCAAATGGCAGAAGTTAGAAATCAATTAGATATTGAACAATTCAACAGAACTGACGATACTAAAAGATACATAGCAGAGCTTGAAGCTGAGACAGACAGATTAAAGATTGAGCAATCAGGTCAAGATTTAATTAAAACTGAAGATGATGAGAATGATGATATTGAATACAATAAGTTTCAAGAGGAAATGCATTTAAAACATGGACAGATGAATAACGACATGTCAAAACACAAAGACATGATGGCACACAAAGCTAAAGAGTTGGAAGTGAAAAAGAAACAAGC